CTGTGACATTCTCACGAATTATTTCATCAATCGCTTTCGTAATTTCATCATTGTAGAGCTGCTCAGACAATTCATTAGACAACACAGCTACCCTGGCGAGGAGGGAGGCAGAGTGGTAACCCATACGTGTGTCATAGGCTGACCACTCATCGTAGTCATCGAATGGCGACCAAGGATTGTCAACAGTAGTAAGCATAGCTTGAGTAATCTTAGTAGTTACTACATTACTACTATCATCAGTCTCTTCATCAGCATGTACTACATCAGTAACACTAAGGTTAGTAGTACTATCCGACACCTGTACCTCCTTCCCCATACAGTGCTTCATCTAACGTGCCTAGGGCTACACCTAAGAGGGCGGCTACTTCAGCACGTGTGTAGCCTGATGCAAACATGGCCTGAGCACGGGCTAACTTAGCAGGGGTAATGACACGCTTGATCTTAGGTGTTGCTAAAGATCTAACTATGTCTAGGTCTGCCTTATCTAGTATCTGATTAAGCATACTGTTAGAGATAGCACCTGCCTGTATAGCATCCCATTCATCATTACTTATGATGATCTTATCAGCCTGGGCGCCTACTGCAGAACGTGCATCATTAAGTGCCTGGTTCTTTACCTTACGGCGTCTATCTCTATCCATACCAGGGTTAGCATCAAGCCGTGCCTTGTATGTGGCATTACCTATAAGCTGGGCCTGCCGTTCAAGGGGGCGGTTCTTTTTAGCCTTATGAAGTTTAGCTTTAAGACTACTAACCTGTTCCTTGTAGGTGCGGGCTGCTGCTTCATTACGTACAACATTAGGGGTAGCTAAGGTATCTAGCCTTGCCTGATTAGCTAAGGCCTTTAGTTTATTAGAATGCTCAGCATACACACGCTCTATAGGCGTACCACTAGACAGTTCATTAGCATCATCTACTATTGATAGACGCTTAACCTTCTCATGCTTAGGTGTAGTAGTACCATCAGCATACCGGTTAACCTCACCAGTATCTACATACTGACGCTCACCAGTAACTGGATTAACAGCACCACCCTCTGCAACACGTGCATCTCTACGCTTAGGTATGTATACCTCAGCGCCAGCACGTGAGATTAGAGTAGATGATCCAGCAGTAGGACCACCTTGATACTTCTCTTTTAGGGCACGTATACCGTTAACTCTTTCAGATTCTTTGTAGTTAAGCTTATGCTTTTCAGCATCAATCACAACCATAGAGTGACGGACTGCTCGAACAATGTCTTCAACAGGCGCCTGTTTGATAGTCATGTCAGTAATCAAGTTAGAGATCTTACCCATCTCAGCTTGAGTTCTAATGGGTTTCATACCTTCATAACCGGGATAGGCAGACTTAGGATCGAAGTCTTTCAGTCCCTCTAATGCAGGAGTTGTTCTAAGCTTACCTTTGTGTGGCACAACAATGACAGTATCGCCATCGAAGTCGGCACCAGACAGACGCTCTGCCACACTATAGTGGATACCAATAGCATCACGAGCACCCTTAAGTAAGCGCTTAGCTTCTCTTTGGTTGTTGTTAACAATGAGTTCTGGTATCTCAAAGGTTCCACCATGTGGGTGTCTAAGCAACACTACTCGTTCACCATTAATGTAGTTAGGTGCGTATACTTCAGTAGGCTTCATAGATTCAATAGGTAAGATAACATGGTGTGCGGAATCTCTAGACAGCGAGGCAGCTTCCATATGAACAGCAGACGCATCAACGCCTTCTGAAAACTCTTTGAGAAGCTTCTTCTTAACAGCAGGGTTAGTTAGCGCATTGATCTCATCTAACTCTCGCTGCCGGTTGTCATGCAACATACGAAGCTGGGTCCTAGCCAAAGCCGGAGTTTGTTTTGACAACACCTGACTAGATAGACTTCTTGACCAATCTTTCCAAACGCCCTCTGCGTTAACAATGTTAAGCGCTGAGGTAACAACATCGTTCCCGTCAGCATCTTTCTCAGTAATCTGACGGCGAATGGTCGCACCATATGGGTTGTTAGGAATGTCCGGGTCTGGTTCTTGTGGCTTCATAGCTTCTAAATCATTAGCCACCGAATCTTTACTCTTGTTGGTATTGAACACTAGGTCTATACCAGGAGGTAGGTCCTCTTTGTACATCGCCATACCCTTAAGGTAATGGTTAGGACCAACTGAGATTCGAACCTGTGCGTATCTGGAGTCACCAAGGGATACATCTTTTACGCCTGGGCGAACATAGATTACGCCATCAAGTTTAGCGCCACCAGTTTCTTTGTAGTTAACTGCAACTCGCTTAGGGTCAACTTCTAAGGGAGGCAAGACTTTATGGTATGACCTACCACCATCATCAGAGTATGGCGTGATCTGTTGGATCTTGTCTTTGTTCTGTGCGACATACTTCCACTCAGTACCTGGGGGTGCCAACACCTTAACGTTGGTGAAGTTACCAGTACCAAGCTGTTCAATCTTGATAGGGTGTAGTTCATAGCCCTCTTCACGAAGCACAGCAACCGCAGTTGAAAGACGAGTACCACTTATCTCTAACTGGTTCTCAACACCAGACCCAACATCGATCATACCTTTTTCTGCCACTTGTTCCCTAAGCATCTGAGCAGTGGAGAACAGAATGTCAGCACGATCAGCAGCACCCTGAGCAAGTAACGCTCGAACCGAAGACTCGTTAAGACCACCCATCTTTTCGCCAATAGCAGCATTCGACAGACCCTTGTCTTTCAGACGCTGGGCTTCAGAAATCTTAGACTGCTTACGCTCATTCTTAGCGATGGACTTAGCTGCTCGAAGTTGAGTCGAGTTGATCCCAAGCCCTTTCATGATGACGTTTTCTTTAAGACCAGCCGCTTTAAGGCTATCTACGAAGTCAAGAAAGGATTGGTTTCTTTGTCCTTGCGTTGGCTGCGAAGTCCAAGGGTAAGTGCCATCATCATCAATGATAATCCCTTTAGACTTTAAGATCTCTGCAGTCTTTCGGAACTCTTTGTCGGCCTTAGTCTCTTCTGACCCCGGAACGTTGTTGGTCGATCCCCACTCATAACGACCGCTTCGACGGAGGACCCCATAGTGAGCTAAATAACTATCTTCTTCGATTACTATCATGCACCACTCCTCTCTTTAAGCAATTCGATCTGCATGTCAAAGTGAACAATCTTGTCCATGATTTGAGCGACAGCTTCCGGGTTTCCAATCTCGATTAATACTTCGTTGCGTTGATAGATTCGAAATTCCATCTCGATCTCAAATGGTGACACACCATACTCTAAGCAAAACAGCGCAGCATAAACCAATAGTTGATTGAACGAGCAAGGAGTTATACCAGTTTTTAAATCGTGAATACGTAAAAGGTTACGACGAAATGAAATTGTATCAGCAGTACCAAAGGCATTGTCAGAATATCTTAGTGGCTGCTCACATGTCATCTGATACCCAATGGCGTCATTGATGTACATGTTTAAAGTCTTTTGTGTTCTAGCTTGTTTAATGCCTAACTGAATGGCCATCATGGCAAAAGCATGAAGCTGTGTTCCTAGAACAGCAGCTCGAACTGTGTGCCAACGTGCCTCTAACTTTTGGTCAGTATAATTAATCCAATGATAATTACTAGCTCCCAGGAAAGCGTGACGGCCGGCCAGTGTAGAATGATCGTTGAAGTTCATACAGTACCTGTTCCTCATTCTCTGGATATATAAACGCTGCAAATGACATTGCGTTCATACGATCTATATAGTAATCCTGGTTTGGTTGACGCGGCTCATTGTCTGAGCGCTTAACCTCAAGGGCAGCCCATTGGTGGTTGTAGAGAATAACGAGATCCGAGATCCCTTGAATCCACGTTGGGTCATTAACCAAAACAATACAACCGGGGAAAAGGTCTTCAATTTTTTTAATGAGTTTGCGACGGTATGGAAACTCATTCTTCATTTTTTTCACCAAAAATGGCAAGAATTATAGTCAATGTAAGTGACTCCTCATATAATGCCATGTTTTTCTAGCGTACTTGTATAGTATCTGGAATATGGAATGTGTGCCCAGTTGGGAATACTCTTGTCGAAGAAAAGCATGAACGATAGACGTCTCTAAATAACAAACCGTGAGTAACTGCAACCTCATACACAGTCTCATATCGGTCTTGGGTTAGTGTGTCATACACAGGACCAATCTCGGACTTGTCGTAAGGAACGAGAAACTGTCGAGAGTACTTAACAGCAAACCATAAAGGACGCCATACAATATTGTCTACTCGGTTGTTGGTTTTGTCCCCATCTAAGTTTATTGGTGTACCAAACACTTCAGTCTCTCCTTCAACGAAAGCTTTGGCAACTAGAACCTTCACCGAACGAGTAATAGTCTTCGACCCAGAATATAGCGGCACGTAAACTATACCTTGCGGCGTGAGTTGGGGTTTAATTAGGGTCTCGGTTTTGTTGTTCATGACGTCGCCAAGATTACTAACAGAATATCCTGGGACATCGGGAATGGTTACCCAAACTTCTTCTAATGTTTCCATACGTTTACCTTTTCCTTGGTTCCCTAGAATGTATAGCGTGAGTGCCAGCTCCTGAAATATAACATGCAATACATGTTAACTGAGCATCAGGGTGGTCACAACAAGGTCTGAGATCATACTCCTTTTTTTGTGCGTTATACTTTGCCTTACCACAAACATCACACTTCATCGTTAACCTCCATTTGTTGAACTGAGTGCCCGGAGCGGGATTCGAACCCGCAAGGTATTACTACCGGAGGATTTTAAGTCCTCTGTGTATGCCATTCCACCACCCGGGCGAAACCGTTACTTCTTACGAGCCTTTGTTTCTTTCTTCCACTGCTTGATCTGCTTTTTGGTGGGCTTACGATTGTAGCTGTGAAGACGCTCTCGAAGTCGCTTGCTTGCCATGAACGGGTAAATATAAGCGTTGATGTTGCACCCGATGACAAAGAAGTCGCTGCACTGAAGCTTTCGTCCCAAGCGACGTTCAATACATCCAACGCAAAGACGGCCGCCTTGGCTGGTCATACCAGACTCTTTCCAAACAGAATCGATGACCATGTACGACTCTTTGATGTAGACGGTGTTAACATCGCAATCAACACAGTGCACACCTTGAAGTCTTTGGACCTTCTTGTCGAGCTTGTCTTGCGCAAGGTACAACTTTTGAATTTCAGACTTGCTTTTTTTCTGCTTCTTACTCATCTGAGCCTCCTTTGTTGTTTTTTAGGAATATAACGCTATACATGTTCCTGCCGAAAAACTGCCAAAACTTTGAGGAAAAACTTTTCTATATTTGCCGTAGGTGTATAGTGCTTTGTGTATTACTCTATACAACATAGACATTCTGAGAAAGAGTTTTAGAGCAAATATGACGGTTTTTGACACAAAGTTGTATAGAGTACCGTCCGTAGCCACTTTTCCTTGTGATCATTGGGGAGTACTGACTATACAACTACCTGCCGAAACACTATACACCTACCGATTTGACCCGTCATTTTTGAAGAAGATCGCTTTTTTCACCATAATGCTCCCTCACCCACGCTCTCTCGTTGAACGCTTTTTTGTTCGCCAAGCTCCTCTGGACGGCCACATCTACGATACTGTCAGAAACCAGCGCAAAATATGACAGCGACTTGTATAGTGTATTCATGCGGTCAATACGTCCCTGAGCCTGCTCAAAACGCCTCCATGAGTAGTTCAAAGAGTAGAATGCCATAGCGTCCGTAGACGTACAATTCCATCCCTCAGCGCCTGCTGTGTACTGTACTAGGTACACCCAACACTCACTATCCGGGATGGGTTGCTTCCTGTGGCCGTTCCATTCGGCGACTTGAACCAGATCTGACCAGGTGTCGTTGAGCTTCCGCAGGATCTCGAGCTCGTAGTTGTAATTGTAGAATATGATCAGTCTGGGATGCTGATCCATGAGCTCACGTATGGCCGCTAGTCGCGACGGGTCCGTATTGACAATCTTACGCATCGTGGCAAACAGCTCAGCTGCATCCTTGATAGGTTTGTCCGTGTAAGGATTCCAACGGTCTACGGACGCTACCTTCAACAACTTCTTGTTGTACGACACTGGCACGTACTCGAGGATACGCTCAGTGTGCTTCATGTAAGGCATCTCGACTAGAACTTCGTGCTTCAATCGCTCGAGTTTGTTGACGCCGAGGTAACGCTCAACCTTGGGGTACCGAGAATATGGAGCATAGACGACATGCTCACGCTTGAAGGCGGTAGCATTCTTGTAGAAACCGTTAGCGACAAAGACTGGAATATAATCTAACCAAGTGTCACCGGGAGTCGCTGAAAGAACCAACCATGAGTTGTTCTTTGCAATCTTATAAAACGACTTAACCCAGGCACCTGATCCGACAAGCCTTTGTTCATCAAAGATAAAAGTCGAATCCTTGATGTGCTCGTACTTACCAATGTTGTTCCAACTGTCCACCGTCAGTACACCATGAAGCGTCTTACCAGCTTCGCTACCGATGTTGTACAATGACGCATCTTGCTCCCACTCAAGGGAGTCTCTTTTTTTCGCAGTAGTGATGACGTAAATATCCCCGAGGGTGTCTTTTTCTGCGTAGTACGCCAAAGCGGTGATAGACTTACCTGTGCCCACACCTCCATGCAGGATCTTTCCGTTGGACAGCTCCTCGAGAGCCTTGATCTGGTGGGGCATGAGCTCCATGTATCACCTCCTTACGGGTCAAAGTCTTGCCAACTACTGATGCTGCCGCCGAGTGACTCGATAAGCGTACCTAAACGACAGCACAATTTGTATCGAGCACCGTTGATTGTAAAATCGGTGGGTTCATCAAAACCTTCGTCCCAATCTTGGTGACACGATTCACAACAAACAGATTCAATTTTTAGCAATATAGTGACGTCTGAACAACTACCGCGATAAGGAACGCCCATTTATTGCCCTATCGCTTTTCTAGCTTCACGACTATCAACATCAATTGGCTCATCAAGAACCCTAGCTGGCGGGTTGTCCATGTTAAGGGCTCTACGTGCTCGGACCCATAGACAGTCGTGGTTATGAATAAAGCCGATTAACTTAGTGCCTACCTGATTAGCATTTTGCTCACGAATTTCAAGGTCAGATTCACAGACAAAACAGTGAGGCTCAGACTCCCACCCAACGCCCCAACAGATAGGGTCGCGCTCAGCCAGATCGCGAATAATCTTTACAAATATATCAGGCATTATTGTCTTCTTCTGGTCGTTTGAATATAACAGTTAAACCTCGAACGTCGTCCAAAGCCTGAACCAGTTCCCAACCCCACTTACCGTACTCACGAAGCACTGTTTGTAGTGCTTCATAGGAACATCGTTTAACAGCGTATTCCCACTTAGTCACAAATATTGTCCTTTACATTAGCAGCCGGTTGTATTTCCAAACATCGTTCGAAACTTGGGCATGAAGCTCACGCACTGCTTCGGACGGTGTCTTACCGGTCTTAAAATATCGTGGAAGAACTACCTCATCCAGGATCAAGCCTGGCGTATCTCTTCTTAGACGAGCTTCCCAGTGATGAAATGGAATAGTCTCCCCAGCGGATTCAACTGAACAATGCCCGAACAGTGCCAGATCAGTCAGCCACTTTTCCACGACGCTCCTTCCCAACCTGACGCTTCAACTTTTCGTCAAGAACACGATCCCATCGTTGTTGCTCCTCAAGGAGTTTAGCTTGAAACAACATGATTCGCTTGGATGTAACCTCGAACAAATGCTCGAGGCTTTTATCTCCATACTCAGAGAAGTCTTCTTCTGGATTTGTCAATTGTAGTACTCCAAACAGATGACGGTAACTACGCCAAGATCCTTAGCGAATCGCCATAGGGTCTTAGCATCATCACCCACCCAAATATGCTCATCCGTGAATGCGATGAACTTAGCCGTCTTGTGGTGACGTCGAACAACGTCGGCCGTCCGTACGCGCTTAGCCTTGATTAGCTTGGCGCCAGCTCCATGATCTCCCATGGGGATAACGTCCAACACGATGCGAGCGACCTTGAGGTCTTCCTCAGAGTACAATGCGCAAGGACTACCACTACCAGACGACTCACGAATCGACGGCTTTAACCAACCTTCTTTGCTGAATCGTCCCATTGCCGCAATGGCAGCAGAATACGTTTCAATACCCAACGCTTCCCCAAATTCTGGAGAGGTATACGGTTCTGGCATTACTGCTCCTTAAATATGTAGGCAAGAAGAAAGCCCGTGTTTTTAGGCACAGGCGATCTCCTTGGATGGGGGTGAAACTACGAGGTGATGAGGTGTCGGCCTTCGAGTTTCCAGATGGTCAGGATGCAGAGGCAGTCGAGGTACCACCATCTCGGTGACGGATTCTTCGAGGGTCATAGCAAATCCTTTCGTAGGATTCACTATACACCATGTTTTTTCGCGCCTAGCGAACGTCCTTGGTGCGAATATCCCACACCTTACGGCAGGTCTTTCCTCCCTCAGGACACATTAACCCCCAACCGAAGACGGTACGAGCCCAGCGGTTGTGTAGACGGCACCAGTAATACGTTCGTGTAAACATGCAGTCTCCTTAGTAGTATTCGAATGGTACGGTCATTTTGTACGTAACCAAGTCGTTAACCCCGATAATGCTGGGCGACTTAGCAAGCTGAGCTTCACTCCAATGAATAGCCAACCCGTCTTTGTACTTCTCTTTAAGCATCTTAGCCACGTCATCTCTAAGAAGCCCTACAACATCAAACGGGGTACACAAGTCTGTAAACATGGGCAGTTGAGTAGAGTAGACAAATACGTCATGCTTTTTTTCTGGAGGTGGACCATAGATAACAGGCACCGACATAGTGATGGTTACGGTGTTGTGGTCAAGGTCCTCAGAGGTCTCTACAAAGACGTTCTTCCAATCGATAGAACCAGCTCCGTTGTCTATTGCCTTAACTCCTAGCGACTGACGCATCTCCTCGTAGATTTCTTTTGGATTGAGAGGATAAGCGACAATCGCAGCTTTATCAACAGTTAATGTCACAAACTCATGCCCGGTGGTTTTTGTAGGACCAAACATTGCGCCAAACATGTAGTTACAGACCAATACGGATTTCCCCATATTAATCATCATTCCCGAGAACGAAGCTGCCTTCTTTATAGGGGTAAGAGCTCCTGCGGACCAGTACCTAATCTCAGGCTTCGGAACTTTCCTTGTCACTGGTCGAGTTACAGACCAATGTCGACCATCATGGTTGCGGGCGCCATTACACCAAAGTACCCTGTTTTTGTACCAGTCCTGTGATGCGCAGCCACCGGACTTTACATAACGAGTATGTGAATCTGCCATCAGTACTCCTGTTCGTTGTAGGAACGTGTAGGCCAGGAGGGGATTGAACCCTCGACCTGCACCTTATAAGGATGCTGCTCTAACCAACTGAGCTACTGGCCTGAGGCAAATATGTTACTTGCCTTCGGGTATTCGCTTAGCATGCGGCTCGGACTTATGCCTGGGCCAAGGGTTATGATCAGAAGCGCCTTCAGAAAGAAGGTAATACGTAATCCCATGATCATGAGAGAACGCCTCCGAGTTTCTGCGGTTTTGCCACACGTCGTAACCTCGATACAGTAACCCGCCATCAGTGACTTGCATCCACTCGTCCGGATTCGTGGTCAAGGGGGACAGGTTCTTAAACTGAAGAAGCTCACTAAGCACAGGAATAGCCCAAGAGACGGACCCTCCAGAGTGTCCGTATGAGGCGAAGACTTCAACACATTTCACTAGAACCTCATCAAGAAGATAATCAGGTTCAGCGCCTTTTTTGTTAGCAAGGATATCTAACTCTCGTCTTGCGTGTTCTACTAGGCTACTCATCTTTTTCCTCCAATGGATTACGTTGACCTGCCCAGCGCAGCGTTCTTTCGGTTCGTGCCTGGTTTCTAAGGTGTTGCCAGCGCTTCATAATAGCTTTATGTTTTTCGACTTGTTCTCCAGAAACGTTGATCAAGTGGTTTAAGCTTTGTTCACCAAAAGTTTCAAACATTATAACACTACTTTCGTGGCTAGAAGTTCGGCTACATCTGGACGGTCTCGACACACAATCTCGATGAGCTCCTCTTGAAGAGGCATGAGTTTGGCGTCGTACTGCGCTTGTCCCTGATCCCAATGCCCAAGAAGAGCCAATCGCTTGAACTCTTCCTGGGCGGCATCGATGTCTTGATGTACATCTGCTATTGTGCGTTCGGCAGTCATGCTTTGTACTCCACTCGGGTTACATCCTCAATGCGAATTCGAGGACCACCTTCGTTAAGCACATACGTCTTAGCATCCGTGCCAAGCGACAAGTTGATTGCTCGTGCTACCGACTCGTCTGGAGCCTGGTCAGGCCTACCGTAGTAGGGAACCTTAATGACGTAGGTAGCAATGCGTTCGCAGGATTTGCCTGGCATTACTTTCTCCTCTTTAGGGACAGGGCGGGGTTGGCCGTCTTCGGTCCATGATGATGGTTGCGCTCCTTTGGCGGGTCCCCATGTGCAGAAACCCCCACACTCACACCGATTTTTGATACTCGGCTCCCAAGGTTCACCGCATAGAACACATACAGACTCAGGCATTACTTTCTCCTATAGGCTACAAAAGACCCGTTAAGCTGTGGGACCTCACCAAGCATGATCAAGTTAAACGGCCCAAGCACATAAGGAGCGTACCCTTTGGTTCCGCAAGTCCATTCGCCAGACTCAAACTTCAAGTAGTCGATCTCGCCAACGATTGCTTGCTGCCCAGGATCTTGAATATGCACTAGATACGCTTTGGTCTTATCTTCGTTCATTACGACAAGCGGTGCCATTAGTCCTCCTCAGGAACGTAGGTATCCATGGCGTTTGAAATCGCGTCACAGATGTATGAAGCAAACATTGTGCCTGCTTTACCCGGCTTGTTTATGACGATCTTGATCTCATCGTTACGTTTGGCTGCGCTAGCATTGGTATTTGGGTTGACACCAGTTGAACCGAGCTTAACATCAACACTAACTAAAAATCCCTTGGGGATTACCATAACTTCTCCTTAGAGGTTGAGCCGCATGCTCTTGTTGGAATGCTGCATGACGGGGGTCTTGGACTCTTGGATCTCACGTGTAACGCAGAACCAATCGGGAATGCCAGGAAGCGGCTTGCGTGTCTTGGACGCCGGCGTTGGGGGCCACAGGATCTGAGGACGCCAGTGACGAACCCAGGCGAACGTTTCCGAGACCAGGCCACCGCCGTGATTCATTGCTGCGTTGAAACAAGCATCACATGTGTGCATTACTTTTCCTTTGTTTGGGTGAATATGAATAGTGCTCCCAGAGGGGCTCGAACCCTCGACCGCCGGATTAAAAGTCCGATGCTCTACCAACTGAGCTATAGGAGCAGTCCTTTACATACGAACGGGAGTTCGCATCTCGGTTTGAATATAAGCCAGAGCCTCATCGATAGAGCCGAAGTGCCTGAACCACATACCCAGACCGTTGTTGGTCAGGTCGATGATGACTTGGTAGCGCTTATCCGGCTCGAGGTTTGGGCAAGGAAGGATAGTGATCATCTAGGCGTCCTTATACATCTTGTTGATGGAGCTTTCAGGACAGTCAAGCGCGTCGGCCACTTCGGCTCGGGTCAATCCACGCGCCTTCCAGAGGCGAACTTCTCGCGTTCGAGCTGCAATCGCTGCTTCTTTGCGAAGGCGTCGTTGGCGTCGTTGCTTGATGATTCCCATTACTTCTCCTTTGGTTATATGAATATAGTGGGGCAGGGGAGGATCGAACTCCCAACCGAGTCATTATGAGTAACCTGCTCTGACCATTGAGCTACTGCCCCGATACTGCGGTGAAGCTATCGCTCGAACGAACTAATCCGTCGGGCGGTCGGAGGTCCATAACGTCGACGTGGTTGTGACGAATAAACCACTTGTCCAGAAGCGGCCGTGGTAAGTGGCGCCACCGGAATGAACTCGACGTTGAAGAACTCACCAGCCACTTCAGTTCCTCCGAAGGTTCGATGAAAATCATCCTTCGGGTAGAGCTTGTTGGTGATGGCGAGGGTATGCTCGCATGCGTTACCGTTGCGGTCTTCCGTCCAGCGAACCCGAGGATGGTTGATCACGAGGTAGTGGCCAAGCACGTCCTTCACCGGCTCCATAGTGAATCCTGGAGCCAAGCACGCAACCGCGATGGAATAGGTCTTACGGGTGATCTTGATGGCCTGCATCTTGAACTGCATCAGGCAACACCATCTTCCAGATCGGGAATCACGGTCATGTCAGGGACCTCGTTCGGGATGATGGTCATCTTGGCGTTGGTGTCCGAAACAAACTCCTCGGACATGTTGCTCATCTCAGGCATCATCGCCTGGAAGAACTCGTCGAAGCTCGAGTCGATGATGATGGTGCCACAGTGCTCTCCGAAGTGCATCTCCAGAGTCATCGTGCCATCATCGTTGTCCTCGAGGATCATCTTCTTCTTGAGACCCTGAAGTTCTTCGGGAATCTCGGGAATGCTGTCACTCATTGTCTGGCTCCTTGGTTTGTTTAATGCGATTAATTTCTCGGGAAATATACCACTGGGCTTTTTCAAGATCTTGGATCTCAGTTGCGTCATCGCCCTTAAACCCAGCTCGAGCAATGTACTTAACCGCGTTTCCTCGGTTGAAGTTCATCTGCTCAGTCAAGTCGATGATTTCCAACCCAGAATATGCGGTATAGTGAGGCGGGTGATTTACTAAGTCGGGTTCCTTGCTCACGGACACACACTCCCGAACTTACGGAACGCTTCACGGGTGTAAGGCATGTGGCTATTGAATATAGCATCTACCTGATGGCCACACTCTTCGATCTCCCACATGGGGAAAGAGGGGAATGTGGAGTTGTGGAACTTCGTCCGGAGACTCAGGAATGCCATAAGCGACCTAGCGTTCAGAGTCACGTACATCGAGCTGTAAATATACACAGGGAGTACCCCACGAGCCACTTCCTTAGCGATACCCCATTCGAGCATTGCTTCATATGTAGAATAGGCTTCCACAAACGAATCGTACATGTTGGTCTTCATCAGGTTGTACTGAGTATCAGTTCCCCGCTCAAAGGTGTAGTGCCCAGGCTTACCTACCTGAACGATGGGGCGATGCGGAGGCGGAATATAGAACTCCGGCTCGAGCTGCTTGTATCGTCCGGACTCTTCGTTGTAGCTGAACCCAATGCGATGGCGGTGCCACTCTCGGAACACAGCGATAGGCGCCTTCACAAATATGGTAAATGCATTGTGCTCGAATGGTGTACCGTGACGGTTCTTCATCAGAAACTCGATCTTAAGCCGGGCTTCGTCCAGATCCATTCGGTCATAGATGGACTTGGAGGCCTCACCTTTGGTGCTAACCATCATTGCCGACAACACAGAAGCGTCGGATGCCATGCAGTCGATAAGCTCGACTTGCAGTTCACTGCTGGTACGGATTTCAGTCATCTTATAACCCAAACTCCTAGTAGTTTCTTTTGATCTAGTTTACAGATACGGCATTTACGGTAATGTCTTCCAGAAAGCGTACCTTTCCAATAAAACCAGTAATGTTGCTTACCCGCGCAATCATTCTTGAACATCGGTTTCCTTGGGTGTGTACGGATAGCTGACTTGCTGTGGCCAAGGGTTCTCGAAGCAGGCTCCGCCTCTGATGTAATAGAAGGTCTTACCCCCGTTTTGAGAGAAGGCTCCGCCATTACGCTTGTTCTTCCACAGGCCTTCTTGCATCTGCTCCCACTCATCAGGATTGTCTGTGAGCGGAGATAGGTTCTTGAACTTAACCAGAGCTATGATCTTCTCTGCAACTTGGTCTTCGGTCCGCCCGAAGTAGCCATAGGCAGAATATAGACTAATGATAATACGCATATTGACCTTGGTCTGCTCAGGTAAATCAAGCGGCGCAAGTTCACGCTCAACATGTTCGTCTAAAGGGGAGTTCATTGTTTTTTCTCTCTTTCCATTCTCCGTTGACTAATACAAGTTCAGTTTCTGGTTCATCAAATCGTTTAAACAACTCGTCTAAACGCCCATGCCAAAAACGATGCGCATCAATATAATCCTGCAAATCATTTTGTAGGATTATAGCTTGGCACTCATTACATACCAGACATGAGATCTGTGCTGGTAGGCGATGACCGTCGTCAGATATAACAGCGAAGCTCACACGTTTGAAACCTTCAGGGGTTTCCATTATGACTCTTCCTTTGGGCTAGACATCTGCATACGCCCGAGCCAAAGAAATAGCTCAGGGTTATCTCGAATGAGAGCAAGAAGAGGATGCTCGAGCATACCCACAACGTACTCCTCCATTCGTGATTCGCTGACTTCGATTTCGCCAACATTGTTACTAAATCCGCTAAAACTGAATAGAGCATGTAAAAGCTCATGAATGACAACGGCGCGCATAGCATCGAAACCCAACTTAGGCGATATGATGATCTCCTGAGTGGTTGGAATGCATGTTCCGATTAACGACTGCTGGGTTTGTTGTGCTTCTGCGTCTAGAGCCTCCTGGTTAAATATAAGATCATAGATGATAGAACCAACCATTACCATCTTTGGCGGCTTACTGTAATCGTACACAGATGTTTTTCCTTGGTCGAAAGCGCTAGGCATCATTGTCTAGCTCTTTAAGTCGCTTAACTTCGGTAATAGCTTTATCCCACGCTGCGACATTTGTATGATCACCAAGCCAATGAGGTCCCATACCTAATGCGTCCCACAGTTCCTGAACAAGGCCCCATGAGACAACTCTAGATTCTGTTTTTTTCTGCTCGACAGCGTCAAATACGTTATGTGATTGTTCAGGCATTTTTGCCCCCTGGGTTTTTTCGAGAATATGGATTTGACTATACACCTACGCAAGAAGAAAAGCCCGTGTCGGGCACAGATGTGCCTAACACAGACTCTCCCTCTTGACGGGGTGCTACCAGAAGCCGATGGGGTCGGGTTCCGGGACGTCGCCATCATCCTCAACATCCACACGCACGATCTTGTCGTACGGTGTGAAGACGACGCGGGTGACGTTCTTGGTTCCGAAGGCGGTGGCCAGCTTGGCCAGGCCCAGGAACGAGAAGATCGACCACGCCGTCGACACCGCGAAGAGCGTGGTGAGGACGGTGAAGATGATGCCGATGATGGTACCGAAGATGAACTTCATGGTGTCTCCTTGGTAGGGGTCATTATACACCATGTTTTTCTTGCGATTACCGCACAGCTTTGACCACCTGGATCTTCACACCAAGAACTGTGTCTTTGTCGATGGCCTCGAGAAGCTCCTTGATCTGCTGTGCCATCTCTGGCGTAGGCTTGGGGACGACCACGGGGGGACTAGGGGGCGAAAGACGCACCCCAAGGCGCCTACCCACAATAGTTCCACCCACATATGCCGCAAGAACCCCTGCAGCAGCGATCTTGTATCGGTTGGCGTAGATCTTACGCTTGATTGCTTCAACGTCGATGACGTATGCATCCATGGTATACTCCTTGTAGTTGGAAAAGAAGAAAGCCCGTGCTTGTCAGGGCACGAGCAATCTTCATTGAAGCCGGGTAGATCAGGGGAACTGCTTCATGAGGTCCTCGAGGGACATCAGCTCGTCCTTCTTCTCGCGGCGGATCGCTCGGATCTGCTGACGGAGGTGCGTGTTGTCTTCGTCGAGCTTGGTGACGACGTACAACAGCCCCACGATCAGCGAGATCAGGATGACTGCGTTGAAGATGAAGGTGAGTGTGAAGATGAGGGACATGATGGTCTCCTTACTATGGGTTCATTATAACCCAAGTAATACTTGCGAGGAGCGCAAGAAAGAAAGTCCGTGTGAGGGACTTTCAATCATGAAGCCTGGTAGAGGGATGGGATGGACTAGCTGTGGATCTTGTCGACGAGGGCGTCGAGCAGTCGGTCGTTGTCCTTGTACGCCCGGGTCAGTTCTGCCTTGAGGCTCGCGATCATGATGGACATGAACACGAACAGCAGGGCGATGCCGACGAGGGCGAACTTGAGGATGTTGAGGTTGTGCTCGAGCTGGTCGATGTCACACAGTCCGTAGTTCATTTGGGTCTCCTTTAGAGAGGGTTCAATAGAGACCATGTAAATCGTGCGAGATCGAAAGAAAGAGAGTCCTTGTTTAAGGGACTCTCAATCATGAAGCCTGTTGCGGGCGGATCAGATGATGAAGTACTCATCCGGGTACTCGGTGGTGTCGGGCTTGCTCTTCTGCAGCTCGCGCACCTCCTCCTTCAGCTCTGCGATGATGCCGCAGGCGAAGCCGAGGATGATGGCGAGGACAGCGAGGTAGCTGGCCCAGACCCAGCCGTAGTTCTGGGTGAGGTAGTTAAACATATGATGGCTCCTTGGTGGGGTTCATTATATGCCATGTAATCCATGCGACAAAAATGGAAAAGAGAGGAGCCCATGTAGTGGTGTACACGGGACTCCCCCCTCGACCTGAGTCTGGGGAGGTGGACTCAGAATCGGATCATGCTGCCGGCGACGGCGTCTTGCTAGGCGTTCGCGCGGTGCTCGCGCACCTTGGAGGTGGCGAAGACGGCGGCGAGGCCCAGGGCGACGACGGCGACGATGGCGGCGAGGATCTTCTTCATGGTATTGCTCCTTGTTGTAGGGGTCATTATATACCATGTAAATCTTGCGAATATAAAGGCAAGAAGAAAGTACATGTCTTCGTTGACATGCACAATCTTCTATGAAACCGGTGAGGGGCGGATGAGGGGAAGGGTTCTAGGCCTTCTTGTTGCTCTTGTGGAACTGCACGGCGAGGATGATGGCCACCACGAGGGTGGGGGGCAACCAGCCGAAGACAGCTCCGCTGAAAGCGATCAGGAATGCGTAGAGGACGTACTTCCAGTTCATTGGTACTCCTTGGGTAGGGTTCATAATACCCTATGTAATTCCTGCGAGATATGGCGGCTAGTTGTATAGAGTGAAAACGTAGCGAAAGCTGGGCACCTATACCCCTAGGAAATATCTCTGTTTTGAGGCAAAAAGGTAAGAGAAGCTGCAGCATCAACTGCACGGTATTATCGACGCCCCAGTCTGAGTTATGACTGGGCTCTGCCATACGGCTTCTCTCATTATACCCCAAGTTTTTATCGCGAGGCAAAAAATATAGCCCGTGTTAGGCGTAAGAGTGAGGAGGCTATAGACCAATGGCCCACACCTCCCCACTCTTCACAACCTGTCACTCGTAGTCGTTGCTCCTAGGGCCACCTCCACGGCAAGACCCTCAACGATCATTAGTCACTAAGGCGGAGTACCCTAGATCCTTACGCTCCCATTACTGGGCAAACACGAGTCGCTTTTTTTGTTTACCCTCAACCACCAACGGATCAGGCTGGTGAGTTTCTGTGATCCCCGTAGGGTCGTACACAGTCTATGCTACGGGCGGAGTTACGCAGTTACTCGTACCTCTCTTTACCTGGGCCTTGCCCGAGATAAATATCCTTCAACGCACCAGGCGCATAACTATCATAAGACAGCATGGCAGCTTTGGTTTGCCGTTCGGACCCGCAACCGCTCTGAGCCTAAAGCCTGTTTAACGTCGCTCAGACGACGCTGCTGCTTGCTTCCTGAGCTCCGACCGAGCCCACGCCCGGATCAAGTACCAGAAAGCAATCTTGACTCCGATGAAGATGAAGATCCCTCGGTAGGGCTTCACCGGTTGATGCCCGCACGGTTCAGAACAGGCGCGGGGACACCGACAGCTCGCCAGGCCTTGCGGGAGAGGCCCTTGCGGTCGGAGTATGCCTTGCCCACTTCGACGAAGGCATCTTCCTTGGCCTGCAGGTTGATCCCATCGTCGAAGGCCATGTAGTTCATGACCCCGTCCAGTTCCTGGTTGAGGTCGATGCGCTTCTGGATCAGCATCAGCTTCTGAATGACCTCGCTTCGAGTGGTTGCCTCGATCTCTCGAGTCACTTCGTCGATGTCGAGCTGGATCTCGAGCATCGGACGCCGACGGATGGTCATCTTGGTCGACTCTTCCAGGGCGTTCAGGTACGCCTTAACGATGCGACCCTCAGCCCGCCCAGTGGCGAGTGCAGCCTTGTGCTCATCAGTCATTACTGGCATTGCTTGTCTCCTTGTTGTTTGGAATATAGAGAACTACGACTTGACTTTTTGCTTTCCCCAGTTGCGACGAAGTCCACCTGGCTGTGCGCCATCTGCGCCGTCGGTGATGTCCGACTCCCACAGCGTATCCATGCGAATACCACCGATGTCTGAGGCAAATTCTTCGGGGGCAGCCGTGCCGTTTCGAGAACCACAGTACCAAGCATCAGTCCCGGTTTCGAACTTTAGTATAGAAAATGGACCATCCTCTCTGTCGAAACTATTAAAACTGTAATTCTTCACGGTCACCCTTTGATTAGTGAAATATAACAGAGCACGGGCTGAGTCCGGGTCGAGCTAACTCATTTAAACCGCCCCGCCTGGGGGTACCCGATAGAGGCTGACTAATTCGTGACCGGGTGGCAAATAAACCGGTCTCAGCGGAAACCTTACCATGTCCCACTTTGTTTGCTTACCTAGGATTTGCACGTACGAATTAGTCAGTTGTGGACCTGCCGGGAATCGAACCCGGGTCCGTAAAGCATCCAACATTGGTGATACAGTCATTCCCGTTTAACCCACGGGTAGGTTAGTTAAAACGAGGCGGTGGGATTTGAACCCACGGATAGTAGAGTCTAGACCATACAACGTCACTCTGACTTTATTGTTGTAGTCACCATTTGCCATGTGTTTGGTACGACCTCGTTTTAACGTTGGGGCTGATCAGTGTGCGCTTTACCCTATAGCCAACTTAATGCTGCTGGGCTGCTCTTAATCAACGCTTCCACCAGTTACTCTCTAGGCCGAAACCTTTCTAGCAACATGTCGGGGACCACACTTCGCCCGATAGTGTATTTCTTAACAGATCCCAGGTTCTGTTGCCAAGTCTGGGCACCTCCGCTTGCTCTTGACGAGTAGCTGTTTCGCTGTGTAGCTACCTATCAGGCAGCAACGAGGGCGTTGGCATCCCGCAGGATGGCCTCAGCCTCAGCGACGACATCGTAGTTGGTGTCGTTTGTTTGTGTGCCCTGTTTAACGAGACCGAGCATCTCGAACTGCACCAATATCTTTCCACTCCACGTCGAAACCAATCAGGCCCGTATGGTATTACAACTTCACTCGTCTCAGCTGAAGAACTTCGACGATCATACCTTCGATCGCAGGAGCTTTAGTCACCAGTTCGTAATGCTTAACCGCCGACGCCTTTGTTTGATGAAACTGCTGATACCAATACGTATCGGTGTCTTGGTCGTTCAGCATGGACTTGGCTGCGAACTTCCATCGGACCAGATACTTATCCATTTAATCTCCTTGGTTTATGGGTGAGTGAAGCGCCCTGGTAGTCATTCGTCAACCGGGCCAGTCGACATAAATTAGGTCACTACCAATCCCCGAACGGATGGTGTCGCACATCCTTTGTTCGTATACTACACTGCGTCCCACGACACAATCGGGCACTCGAGCAATGTAGTAGTTCTGCTAGGGAGCAGGGTTGGTGATGCTAACCCCACCATCGCTTGGGCGTAGAGTCTTTTCGGTAGATGTAGACGCCGGCGATGAGAACACCTAGCACGTCAAGAAATATAGCCAACGTCAAACTCCTTGGGGGAATGGCGGACGGTATCCGCAGTTGGTGTAGAACCGGTCGAGCTTGTAGTCGGGTCGGAACTGAGCCACGACTCGAGCCATGGCACGGACACAGTCCGAGTTCTGAGCATGCCAAGCTTCGTACGTCGAGTTCTTTCGAGGGCCACCGATGGCAGCGAACTGCTCAGAGAGCTCGTGTTCGATTGCTGCGATTACTTCGTCTGACAACTGCTTCTCCTTTGATTAATGAATATAGGAATGAGAGAGGTCCCTTCTTTTATGTCGTTGCTGTCGCACGTGGTTTATAGACGACACAGAGAGAAGGGAATAGAACTCTGTCCTACCCAATATGAGGGGTAAGATTGTTAGACCGGGATGTGCGCCCAGATGGCGTAGTGATCTCCCACGGTCTTCTCGTAGTGCGTGCCGTCGTCCGCCAGCATGAAGAAGCGAACCAACCGGTTGGGGGTTTCCCCCAGAATCGGCTCGCCGTACTGGTTCGTCGGGGTGTTCTGGGTGATGACGAGATCCTTCACGACACCGAAGACCCACTTCTTGTTGTCGTAGGGCCCCACTGGCAACGCGATGCGCAGGTCGTTGACCAGATCAACAGGCCACACGGGGATGAACCCCAGGTCCCGCATCATGGTGGCGTCGGCTTCTTCGGTATCGTAGTTCAGAGTATCAAGCATGCTATTCTCCTATTAGTTGATATGCTGATTGGATGATTACATGAAGCAGGCCCACACAGGGGCCTTACGGTACTGTTTTAGGTCTCGCCAGTACCAGTTCGGTCGGTGTAATGAGACTTCTTGGATCACAAGCGTCATCATTAGAAAATACGGGCTGTTGTACATTTAGCCCAACTGACCAGGACTGCCAGGACTGACGCACTCGACGTGGTTGACTGCACGGCCGTCGGGGCCGATGGTGGGCTCGTTGAAGCAGTACGCCCGAGGACTGCAGGCGGAAAGCGCCATGATCATTGCGGCAACGAACAGCACGACGATGAGGGATACGGACTTACGCATGTTAGTTTCCTTCTTTCCTGTAGTACGGGTTTCGTAGTAGATGGACAAGCCAAATATACTCCCAAAGAAGGAGCCGATGGCCAAAGCGATGAAGCTGTTCTTGGTCATGACGAAACCAAGAATGAAGAAGACTGCACCGACAAACCAGCCAAGGATGACTGGCGCCATGAACGGATCTTTTTTACTCATGGAATCGACTCTCCCAAAGGAAGGTGTTGTTGTTGAAGATGGCGATGATTTCGCCTTGGTCAGAGAAGACGCAGTGCTCAGAGAGCCAGACGTCAAGTTCATGAGGGCTCAGGTCACGATTGAACGGGTCGAACAAAGCGCCGGCGACCATTGAGGCTGCACCACTAGGCAACCGGTTGAACAAGTACTGCCCTGTACGTTGGTCGCTAAGTTTGGCGCCACGGACGATGTTGTCAACAACAAGCGGATAGTTCATACAGTAATCTCTTTTCTGTGAATGGGAATATAGAATAGAAAGAGAAGCTTTTGGTACCCAGAGCTTCACAACTGGAGAACCCACCTAAGGTGGACTGGTATTGAAGAAAGGGGGAGTTTTAACTTCCTGGGTCTCCCAAACCAGGGCGCAAACATCGCGTCATTGCACTTTCTTGTAGTTCGGGCATCAGAGGTATAGGCCCGGTGTCTTAGTCCATCCCCACCCAAAGTTTGGGTACTAAGTCACAATACTGCACAAACAAGCATAAGGTTTCACCCTAACATAACAGATTCCTGTATGGGCTTAATGCCGTGCGATTTTGTCCTCTTAAATATAAGAGAACATAAACCACCGGTACAGTACGGAAACCGGTTTGCTGCAATTGTTAGGTTAAGGCTTTCTGCATTACAGGATCGTGTTTGATGTACATCAGAGGTGGCAATCACTCCACACAAACACTTAACCACTCACGCTTCCTAACCCACCTTCAGTGGGGGACTACACGTGGCGCACGGGTTTTATCTCCTGCACGTAGTGCTACGCTACCCTACAAATTTCCCCAAAAGGTTATCGGGGCCGAGTACTGTCGGTATGCTCGGAGTTAATATCATAAAGCAAAAGCGTCATTCTACTTCTCCTTGTACTAGACGGTGACGTACTGCTAGCTGGCCTCAATCAGGCCGCGGTCCTCCAGATCCTCCTCGGAGAGACCGAAGTTGCTGAAATCCGGCTCGAAGTCCGAAGCCTCGATGAGCTCCTCGAAGGCGTCGGTGGTCTGGTCCTGCTCCACCAGCGTCATGAGCTGCTCCATGTTCGGGCCGGTACGGCGGGCACGGTCGGCCTTCTCACCCTTCGCCCGGCGCAGCGCCTCACGGATGAGGTCGATGGCCATCTGGTGGGTGAAGCCGTGGTGGTCGTTGCCGGTGGGAATGGCGCCGACGTTGTGCCAGTCACGCATGACACCACGCAGCCGCTCGAGAGCCGCCACCTGCTGGACCGTCTTGGGCTCCCGGGAACCGTTGGTGACGGAACCCTCGATGCAGAGGAGATGGGTGACTTCGCCGTTGACGACGTTGTGACCCACCTGCTGCCAGGAGCTCTTGCCCCACCGACCGGCCTCGACACGCTTGAGGGCGACCTGCAGGACCTTGACTTCGGTGCTTGCCTTGGACATATCGCACTTCCTTTCGTTGAGGTTGGATGAAAAAGAGAAAACTAAGAACGAGTTATCGTTCTAGTGTTCATTATAATGCATGTAAAACTTGCGAATTACTCACACTCGCCGACGAGCAAACAACCGGCGAATATCGGAGTGATCCTTACTGATCGACTTAAGGACGTCCGTCTGCTCTTTGATCGCTGCAGCTACAGCTAGGGTTGCTTGGGTCTGCGCGGTAGCAATGAGAAGGTCGGCGTCGATGGTTGACATCTCAGGCTTTATAGCTTCTAAAGCCTTTTGTGTATTTTGTACCCGTTGGCTGTACCCGTGGTCAGACACTACTTCTTCTCCCGGTTATCGATCCAGGTCCAGGCGCCATCTAGAAAGCGATCCAGCTGAGAATATACCCAGTTGGCGCCGTCTTCAAAGGTAACGAGTGCGGCTTTAAGCATTCGCATTTAGACCAACTTTCCGCAGTTTCGAAGGTCACGAGCTTCTTTGCCTTCGAACACGATTTCTCCACCGGGAGAGAAAACTAGGTCGTTGTTTACCGAAAAGTTCCCCGTGGCGATTTTTGCCCCGTCCTTTGTCCAACTCACGATGGTCCCATCGAATTTCTGAGAAAGAGCAGAGCTTTTTCGCCAACGTATAGGCCAAAGGCTAGCGAAACAATGGCGGACACGATAATGCTTTCGGAGAACAAAGAGCACAGGCCAAATGAAACCAGCCAGGCAATTCCTCCAAATATAAGAACAAAGACGGTGGCTATACGATCGCCGGGGTATTCTAGTTCATCGGTCACAAATATAAAGCCTTTCGTTGTTGGGAGCTTGGAGACTGAAGGACACACAGAAAGGCGGGTGGGGGGAGGACCCTCCTGTGTGCCCATCGGAGCTGCCGGAGATTTCTCCCCGACAACCCCAAGCTCAACTGAGAACCAACGTATAGGGCACGTTGATCTCCAGATCGTTCTTGGTGAAGGCGTATGCGTCCTCCACCGTCTTGAGCCGCTTCGACCCTGGTGCCGGGGCGAGGAACTGCCCCATGACGTCGTCACGGATGCGCTTCATCAGCGACAGCGAAAGCATGCCATCGTTGTTGAAGACGAACTTCCCAATGGCACAGGTGAAGATCTTGGTCACAGGTCACCGCCGGCAACGTCCGGGATGGTGTTGACTTCCAAGAACACATCCTCAACAGGAGGAAGGTCCTCAGCCTCGACCAAATATGACACAGAAGCCTCCACGTCAGTAGTCGACTCCGCATCCTCCGTGGCTGCGAAGTAGGAAGACCACGTAGGAGTCATCGGCTTGAACTGGGACTCGAAGCTGGTGGGGGAGTAGTAGCGCAGGCGATCGCCCATGCGAGTAACCCAGCCGCCAACGACGGCGTGGTAGCCCGTCTGGACAACGCGACGATCGAGGACGATCTGCCGGCCGTCAGCCTTGGTCTTGATCTCCGTACCGATCAGAGCACAGACCTCTTCGAGGTTTTCATCCGTGATCTGAAACGCTTCGATCTTGAATGGCGTACGAACAAACTCGGTGTATTCCATTATTCAATGTATCCTTTTCTGGTTGTTGGTAAGAATGAGACTAGTCAGTAACAGCATCTTGGACGGCATACTTGCGCTCAAGCTCGTCCTCTTCAATCGTGACAAAGAGCGTCTTCAAATATGCCTTGATGCCACCGTTACCCTGCACCTCCCATTTGTAGGGACGGACAACAAGGTCAACCTTGAGAATATCGACTGCGTCAAGCAGATCGACAAGATCCTCAGTGATGTGAGTACGGACCCCATTGGCAATCATAGTGATGCGAGGCGGTCGATTCTCAAAGCTCACAGAGACAGAGAGGAACGGCGTTGGAATATCGCCCTCCTCACGAGGCTTAGTGTACTTGACGTTCCAACCGTCAGCCTCAAGCTGAACGGCAACGTCGTCCGGAAGAACTACGGCGAAGTTACGCTTACCCTCGTCGTTGAACATCCCTTTCTTACCTGCGAAGTTTCGGAACATGATCCGAGCATCTTCGATTACGATAGTACCATCGGCGCTAGCCATTTAACACTCCTATTTTTCTGATTTGTAATACACAAAAACTAAAAGCTACGCATCTGAAAAATATAAATCTAAACCGATGGCAGTTTACGGCAAAAGATGTACGAGAAGTACCTGTCTGGTGGGGCGGGGACATTTGCTAGATTGGAATTCTAACGGGTCTTCTCAATACAATCCATGTAATTCTTGCGAGCTATGAGACGAAGCTTTCAAAGTTGACGTAATAGTCAATAGCTTCAAATGCTGCTTGTCGAAGTGCTTCGAAATATGATTCATCGATGACAAGCGTCTTGTCCTCTGCTTCCATTCTACGGGCCGCTATCTCCCGCTCAATCCAATGGAAACCCTTGGTGCCAGTGACGGCAAAGAACCGATCGTCTTTAACTCTATACAACACCCCGCCATTATCAACAACGGGAACGAAACTTCCAGTACGACCAACATGCACAAGCTTCTCCAGAGTTGGCTCTTCCTCACCAGAGAAGTCCAAATACATGCTACCCTGGGTAACACTCTTGGTTTCACACAAGTCGCCAAACTCAATCGGCTCGTGTGTAAAGAGTGTCTTGAACACGTAAGGCTTCTGGAACTGAGCCCCGACAGCTGTCCACTTACCCTTTTCACGGGCAACATAGACGGCATCATTGATCAGACAGAACTTGTCGTACGTACCCTCATGTTCGAAGTCGTACCCATACTGCTTACCAAACTCAACAACAAAGTCGATGATCTCCGGCGTGGCTTCAGGAATCTTGATCGAGTCGGTCTTAATATGCGCAACCGTGAATCCCTTTTCTTGGACGGCATGCTTAAGATCAATCATGAATAGTGCGCCACGTTTGGCCACAATGTTATCTACGTTTCGGTGATCTCGGAAGGCGTTATCGAACTTGGCTGAGGTGAGCCCATAGACGATGTTGATGACAATTTTGAGAGCGTATGCAAGAGCTTCAGAATCCTTGCCGTCCTTATTGCCGCCATCAAGAAACTTTCCGAGTTTACCACCAAGCAGAAGTTTGGCTTCTTTGAAGTCCTTATGCTTAATTGCCATACGTGCTCGCTTAAGCTCACTGAACTTCTCGGTGTATGGGCCAAAGAGGTTGAGCTCCTCAATGGATGTTGGATGCATAGACGCAACGTCGAGAAGGGCAACGTTCTCATAAAATCCAGGTTCTGCGTAGACGTATCCACCTTCACCAGTAATCTCCCCACGATAGGTGCTCTCCTTTCCGTCGAATTTATACCCCTTGAACTCTTTGCTCAAGTCGGTGTACTCAAACTTCTGTTGGGGGTTCTTATCAGACCCAAATATAATTTGCATAGTATGCCGCTGGGTCGTATCGTTGACACTAAGGCCTGACAAGTCGGCGAGAATCTGTCGAGCGACAAAGTCTTGCTTCCTAGAAGTAAACACTGCTTGTGTAGCAATCACGTCATTACAGCAGTAGTCGACCACCTGTGGCCAACGATCTTCAGGAACAGGCTCGCCCCAAGGAAGGTCAAGCTCCATGTGGTGCACACCAAGCTCAATCTCAAACTTCTTCAAGCTTTGCTTCTTTGAGCTGAAGTCGTAAATATCGGTGTACGAAAGATTGTATGCTTCACCAAACAGAGCACTACGGACGTCGCCAATGATCTTAGAGCTGAGTTGGTAAACCTCTTCGAGACTCCACCCAAGCCATCGTGCATACAGAATATGATTGTCGTATCGACGGTTGTTGAACCCGACAAGCTTGGTCTTAAGTAAAGGCTCTAACTCTTGGGAAGTCGGATTAATCATGGTGACTACGTCATCGGAATCTTCAAACTTCCAACACACAACAAGCAGGTTCGGGTAAACTTCAATGTCGAAGAACACCAAAGGCAGATCATCAAAGTCGGAATCAGATATAACTGGCGCTGCTTCTTTGCCGACGAACTTCATCTTTTGGACCGTCTTCAAACAAGTAGTCGCCTGGTTAGTGCTTTGCGCAGCGAACTTAATGACCGTGTCTCGAAGATCACGAACGTCATAAGTAAGCCCATCGTCATAAGCTTCATCTAGAATAGTAGCAATGAAGTCAACTGAGGGCTTTGTCCCAGCATGAAACTCCTTGGCAAGGTTTCGAGCAATCATCTCTCGAAGACCCTTTTCGCTGCTTATAGTTTTGGTATCAAGCACTCGTTTCTCCTTCTTCGGCAAACCATCATGGATGGTAGCTACCTCTAAGTTATTACATCTGGTTAGCTTACGCCGAAGACTACTTTCTCCGAGCAACGTTTTTATTTCTACGCCAACATCAAACTGATTAGAAAGCTCATGTACATCGCCATCGTAAATATAATGTAGATGTAAGCCTTTACCACTTTGACTCAGCTCGGTATACGTCGGAGGCCATGAAGAAGCGTCAGCAATGTTACGCTCAAGATCCTTTTCACCATCTTCGTCTGGATTGTCAAAGTCTATAACAATATGGTTTTCAGGAACTTGCACCCAATGAAGTTTACTTGTATCGATGTCCGACAACTTAGTCTTTACGTTAGCCCACTTACTCTTTGGGCCACCAGCGTCATTAGCATACTGTGCCGGTGCGTTAGGGTATAACGTGTCAAATATAGACGGACCCTCTACTAATTCTAGAGAATAGCCCACGTCTGGTAAGAACTCCTTTGTCTCTTGCGTTAAGCCCTTGAAGCCCTTATAGTAGCTCCGCATACTAACGCCATCGATTTCGATACGATCTTTGAACTCCTTAAAGTAGTTTTGAAGTTCGCTCCGAACTTTGTACTGCGGGAGAATCCTGTCAATTCCAGTATCTGCACAGAACTCTTTGTACAACCCGTAGGCTCGCTTAAGGCTTACGCCATCCTCAGCGCTAAATATGTCATAGTGCGCTTCAACAAAGTTATAGAACACGTCCGTTTGTAGCATCATCTCGAGAGGTTTGTAACTACTGTAGTAGTTCTTACCCATCTTCTTGTAAATATCGAGACACTTCTTAGCTATGGCGCCGTGTTCAAACCCTATTTGGCTCAGTAGAATATGGTAACGCTCTGAGTCAATCTTAACACCTGTCGGATGCACATCAATGAGGCGACGAATGATGCCCGACTTTGCATCTGAAATCTTGACTGGCTGGTTCGTGCCCATAAACAGAAAAGCATTAACCCGTGCTGAGTATGACGGTCTGTATTTTTCGTTCATAGTCATGTCTTCATGTGACACAATAGAATTGAGCTTGGTATTGTCGTCAATCTTAGACAAGTCACCATCGTGTTGAATCGCAACGAGAGGGTTGCCCTTGAAGACTTCCGTAGCAAACGCATTATTGGCGCTACCGAGAGCCTTGGCGTCAAACGTCGTAACGTATCCCTCAAAGAGATCCTGAATGATGTTTAGGACAGTTGACTTCCCACTGCCGGCAGGCCCATAGAAGACAAGAAACTTCTGAATGGTTTTCGAATCCCCAGAAGCAACAGCTCCGATGGCCCACTCAATTTTGGCTCGTTCATCGTCAGAATATAGCGTACCAACTAATTCGTCCCAAGCATCAGTAGGCCCATCATTGAGAGAATATGATAGTCTACGACTTGCGTAATCGTTCTTTTTAACAGGTGTGTCTGCAAACACAAGCTTAGTATCAAGCTCATGGTATGAGTCACTAATGTTTTGCATGAAGTTTCTGAATGTGCTCCACACCTTTGTGTTGAACGACTTTAAGTTCATTACCTTGTAATGATACTCTGGGTTGTCGTCCGCAAACTTGTGCAAATCGGTATCGACTAGGCGGACAACATCATACTCATCCGTAGACCAAAGCCCAAGCTCATCATTCCAAACTGCATAGAATGAACGGCCTCGAACCATGAGGTCTTTAGATTGTTTGACCAAAAAGTCCGGGTATAGTAGTAGACCTTCTTTTGTTTCTTTAACGCTTATCTTGTAAAAGTCCACTCATTCCTCCCTTCAGTAGATGTTTTGGTCAATAAGGTACTCGCAAAATTGGTACCAAACTTCAACGCTTCTCTGGTCATTGTTTGACTCGCTAAGAGGAAATAGACCACCATGACCAAGATCATTATAATTCCTCCGTATAAAGGTGTTTAAGGCAGGACGAATTCTATACTTCATCCTTGCATACTCAGAGTCTGAAATTTCGGACAGGCCAAGATTGTCTATAAATATCCAGAACCAATCTTTAGATTTGACCGCTGTATTGAATGCTGCTCTATCGGCAAAAGCTACTAACATTTCTAAAACAGAACAATCTAAATATAACCAGGCTTCTAATTCATCCTCAGAGTACGGTATCCGTATTGTGTTTAGGAATGTGTGACGTAACTCTTTACCGTCTGCTGCCCTATTGTCATCACCTACTAGCATCGATGTGAATTCGGTTCTATGCATCGCATACAGTAGGGAATCGTAACTTGTAGAAGGAGTTCGTCCTCTACGTTTAGACACCTTTGAAACGAGCCAGTTGAAATATAAATCTTCGATTGGCTCGTCCGTGTTCATTCGTCGCTTCTAAACTTATAGTCCGAATGCTTAAGTTCATCGGTGGCAAGCTCTTCCTCTGCTCGCAAACCAAGAAGCTCCGACTCATAACTGCCTTCAACTCGCAGGACTTCATACTCGGCTTGGAGGCTTTCGTTACGAATATAAACCACGCCGGCCGAGTTAGTCCCATGCCCAAACTTTAGCTCGCCAACAACGGAATCAAACGGGTAAACCGGAACATCCGACTCGTCCGTGAGTATGTTGTCTTCGGTGTAATAGGTAAGCGTTGACTGAGTATACCCACGCTCATCATTGAGGAACTCATCTTCATGCAGGACGTACGGCGCAGTACTAGAACGAGAAGCCATTTCGGCTTCCATGTCCCAGTTACCACCGAGGCTTGAAAAGACACTTTTAACGGCAGGCTCGTCGTCATCGTCAGCGTCTTCTTTAGCGTCCATCTCTTCATTGTATGAAAGCTCATCCGGCTCTTCAGGGACATTTGGATCAGGCATTTCAATCGTAGGCGTAATCAGTGCCTCGTACACGTCCGCATCCATTACCACTCCCGGAATATCATTAGAAGTTTCCTCGACCAAAGTGTCGTCCCAAGGAAACTCCATCTGCGGGTCGAACTCGTATACAACTTCGGCCTGCGCCTTTCGCTTATGGGTGTAAATGATCCCAAGGCTAGCGCCGGCAGCGAAGGATGAAACGTTTAGAATCACCCTTGCTACCTTTGCCGGACTGCTGAACATAGTTGACAGACTCATCATTCTCCTTAGATCTTATCGTAGATGACGCCATCAACATTAAAGTCCAACATAACACACTGCTCATTACCAAGCATGAATTCAACATTCTCAGTCAGTGTGTACAGACCGAAGTCAATGTGCCCATCTCCATCACCATTAAGTAACCACCCAACAACGCAACCTTCCTTAGTACGAGGGAATCCTAGAGCCTCATATGCGTCATTCAGAAGGACATGCTTATCAGCGTAAAGCTTCTTGTTGAGAAGCGTCTGCTGCATCTCGAGGAACATCCGGTTGTACTCAGGAACATCTTGGAATCGAGGGTTGTTCGGGGCAAAGATGCGAGAATATGGAGAACCACCACCCTCCCCAATAGCAAGCACGGTTTCCTTCTTACCATCTTTCTTAATCGTCTGAGCTTCCACATTCTGGTACAGATGAAGCTCTCGCTCCTCGCCAACTTCCTGGCGGATACGCTCACGATACTCATCATATGCAGTGACCACAGTAGCGTATGCCGCCGCTAGGGCAGCGTTACGCCGAGACAGTGCAACATGTGAGCCCGTGAGGGCACCGATAGAGACGCTACCAACTAGGATCGCCGGACCGTACAACTTGGTAATGGCCATTGCGCCACGTACCCAGACAAGCGTAAGATCTCGATTGAACGACGTTTCTGCTTCGTCAAGATCAAGATCCTCAGTCTGAGCTTTCATGAGATGGAACGCCTTGAGCTCTTCGACCTCTGCACGAATCTCGTCCAGAATATCGCTGAGCTTCAGCGTTGCTCGACAGGCTAAGACGGTTGAGCCAACCATTCCGGCAACGCCACCCACAAAGAATATGTTTGGGGAGTTCTTCTTAGCCAAGAGAAGACCTCGGGCAGCTTTTTGTGTAACTTTTACTGGTACTAAACTCATGTTTCTCCTTAGAGTCTTCCTTCGGCTTTGAACTTCAGGTAGATTGCGGTAACCTGAGATTCTGACATTTTATCAACTTTATCCGACCACGACATCGATGAATAGACTTTACGAATAGCTTCACGCTTCTTCATATCGTCGGACATTGTAAATATAACTCCCTTTAGACTAGAGATTCTGGGTCAGGTAGATCCAGGATGAACCCTTCACGGACTTGCCGAACACTAGCATATGCAAGCGAGGTCCAGCCCCACTCGTTGTCAACATACGTATGATTAAACCCGATCAGATCATACAAATCTGCAACCGAGACCTTACCATACTTCTCAAGCGCAGCGCCCATGGTTTCAAGAACATCGACTGCCTCCTCATTAGATGCAAGGATGATGTCTTCTGCTGCACGCCGACGCTTAACCGACGTTACCGGGCGAGACTGCCCAGAATATGGACGAGTCCCTCGCTGCACGGGGTTGTTATACTGGAAGTTACCACGGTTTTGCTGGCTTGGTCGTGGGCGACCGTTCTGCCGCTCACCGTAGATCATTCGTTCAATTCCCTGCGTGGTTGAGTCTACAATCAGGTTACGCAAGGCTGGTAGCAGAACTTCGTTACCAATATAACGGGCGACGCCAGAAAGCTCTCCGCCAATGAACGACGTCTTTAGCCGATGAAGCATTGGAGGCTTCCGCTTGACGACTTCACCAGAGACAACCTTCTTCAACTTCTCTTTTGGTTCCCCAACGGGAGGTGCTGCTTTTTTAGCGGCTTTCTTTTGCACCTTCGGGTTTGTATTCTCATGGCTATTACCCGGGAGAGTATCCATTCCGTATCCTTTACTTGGTAAACGTTTTGCTTAGGAAAGCGGCAACCGCTTCGATCTTAGCTTCCGTATGGTTTGCTGTCATGTCGGCTACGAAAGAGGAAAGCCCCCACCGTCCAGCAGTAATGAGCACCTTGTCAACCTTCGTTTCAGGTTTAGTGTTATTATCGACAATGGCTTTAACAATCTCAGATACGCCGACGGCGACAACAGCGCCAGTGACTACTTTAGTTACGGTAACAGCTATGCTCATACTAAGCCTCCTTAGCGGGCTCTGCAGGGGGAGTTACGGCCGGAGGAGTACTTCCAGTCGTAGCGGCAATGTACTTGGCCTGAATATCTTCCTTCTTAACCGAACCGACAACGTCCGCCGGCAGAATGGCCTCGATGAACTGGTAGGCCTTCTCAGTATCCGTAGCAAACTCCATGAAAAGAATATCGTAAGCAGGAGAGCCCTCGAACTCAGAACGAATCTCATCAGACTTCATGAAGCTCTTACCATCTTCGGACTTACGACCGTAAGACAGCATAAGAAGCTTCTTGAACTCGACAAGCATAGCGGCAACATTCTTGGCGTTAACGATACGCTGCATGTAATCGCCGAAGCTTCCGCCTGGACCAGTGAGTTCCATCTCGGTGATCTCAGCCTTAGACAGGTTGAAATAGAAGTCTTCAGTGATTTCTACACCGTTGAAGTTCGTGTACGTAATGGGACGCTTAAGCATTATTAGTTTCCTTACTGTGTCTGTTTTAATGAGGCAAAGAAGAAAGTCCATGCTTTTGAGGGCACGGACTTCCTTCCGGGGTGGAACGGTGATCTACCGCTTCGCCTTGGCGGCGGGCGGGACCTTCTGGACGGCCTCCACGGCCTCCTCCACGGCGACGTCCTTCTCGGCCTTGGCCTCGCGGCGCTTGGCCCGGAACGCGGAGATCTTGTCCTTCGCGGCGGACATGCCGACGGTCACGACGAAGCCGGTGATGGCGCTGATGGCGCTACCGGCGACGAGCGTGCCGACGTGCAGGGACGGGGCGGGGGTGCTGGTCTCCACGACCTCGAGCTCGGCGCTGCTGGGCGGCAGGTCGGTCGGGACGGGGGTGGGGGTGGGGGTGGTGTCTTCCATCGGTACCTTCTTTCGTAGGTGAATGGTGGATGGGTTCCATTAAAGGCCATGTAAAACTTGCGAATTTAAAGCAGTTTTGAGTAGTTATACTCGAAGGATATGCATGGTTTACCACCAGGGGCCATAACGGGGGAGTACTTGATTTCTAGCTTCTTAGCCGAATCCCAGCCAGTTTCGTCAGACATAGACGTATGCGGAAGACCCACAATATCATAGAAGTCGCTTAACGTTGCGTACATCTCGTTGTGGATCTGTGAGTTTATGTCGTTTTCCGCCCGACGAATCGTCTCCATATCGCTGAGAAAATATCGCCCAGTAAAATGCTCACGGAATAGCACATTACCCGGCTCCGCCAGAACAAGCACCGAATCGTTTGGCGGGTTTCGATTAACACCATCTTGCGCGATCTCATCGTGAATACGCTGCTCTTTCTTTGCCCCGATCGTTTCTTCGACTTTTTCCCTATACTCCGTAAATGCTTTATCGGTAAGAGAGTAGACGGACGCAATAGCTGCAGTCCTACGTGTGCCAATCGTTGTACCGGCAATAATGCTCGTAACCGTTACTCCGGCGGAAAGCCCGGCTGGAATATAAAACTTCCAAACCAACTGGACCTTTTCTTTGGTGTTTAGATCTTCCGTTCGTTCAGCACGAGCTATAATCTTAGCCGCTCGAAAGGAAGCCTTTCCACTCAAATATGCCGTGGTTAATGTGCCAGACACTCCAACTGCAGCTAGAATTGCTGGCGAATTATCATGGATAACTCGAAGCGCCTGGCTTTTGATCTTTAATGCTGATCTGGTTAATTCATTCATTTACGTCGTACTCCTTTGGTTAAAGCCGATAAACACAAAGCAAATATAAAAGCAAGAGCCACCCCCGTGACCCCTAGTAGCAAATTCATTAACGCCTGCGCATCTCACGGACAAAGACCCAGATGAGCCAGAGCCCGCAAGTGAAGACGGTCATGATGCAGTCCCACAGAAAGTTGAAAAAGCCGTAGCCGCGGTATGCCATTTTATTCTCCTTAGTCTAATAGAAAAATGACAACACATGGGTAATGTGTTGGTTACTTCCGACGTAGAGACTAATCGTTAATCCATTAGTATTCGGTAGAGGGGGTTCGTCCATCTCTACATCTCATTAAAGCCCAAGTTTTTCGTGCGGAGACAAAACAAAAATGAGAGTCCAGGGTTCACAGCCCATCGAAAACTGTGATTAGGTACTAGCTGTACCACCGAGTAGGTATGGATAACGTCCATACGCCTTGCGTGTCTTACTCTCTCTCATCTTACCCCAAGTTTTTTTCGCGACAAAAGAGAGAGCCCATGGCAGAGCAGTCAACTTCATCTTATACGCAGTAAGTTGCCTTTGGCGTTGTAGAATATACATTGACTGCTCTATCACGAGCTCTCTCAGTCGGACCGATGTACTATCGGTTCTTGCGGTTGCGACGGCGGATCGCTCGGCGCTCATCGATCAGCTCTTTCGTCGAGACGACGGGGTAGAGCCAATTGGCGATGGTGCTGAGGATATCTTCGAGCATTTGCTTCTCCTTTGGTAGGGTCCATTATACCCTATGTAATCTATGCGAGGACTATTTACTTCTTAACTACTTCGATGATCACTTTACGAAGAGTGTCAGCTCCAACATAGCAAACCACTCCAAATATAACTTTCTTTACAACGCTCTCAACTTCAACGCTGCAGATTGCTGCCTTTTCGGCAAACGATAACTCACTAGCAAGATCGTCGCTTTCGAGTTCGGCCGGTTTAGCTAGTTTGACTTGCAGAGTTCGCTTCATAAAGACTCCTTTGGTAAATATAACTAAGGCAAGGAAAGAAGTCCTTGTTGCGTGGACTTCCCTCCCTGAATCTGTCCGAAGGACGAGTGTTACTTCTTGGGGGTGACCATGTCGACGATGACGGCGGTGGCCCGGAACGCGTACCGGAACGTCGCGGCGGCGAACCTCGCCGTGATGGCGGCGAGGAACGCGAGGACGACGAGCAGGAACGCGAGGGACGGGTTCTGCGACGAGACGTGGGACTGGGTTTCCATGGGTATTACTCTCCTTTGTAGGGTTCATCATACGCCATGTTTTTCGTGCGATTTTGAATTGTTTACCCGACATTTACCCCCGGGAATTTTCGGGAATCAAAAAAATATAACGCATGTAAAGAAGGCAAGACATGTACGCCATGTAGATCTTGTGGGATTTACATGACGTACACGCCTTGAGCCTTCCGAGGATCAGTCGGGCTTGGGACGGATGATCTGCTTCACCGCTTGCGATGCGAGGACGTTTCCTCGTTCGAAACCGACGATGATCACGATTCCCGCGAGGTTCCCCAACACGAGGGCCAACGTGTCCAGGCTGAGTGGGCTGCGGCGAGAGTTCGCCTTGAGCGCACTGAGCGTGTTCAAGTGGGCCACGAGGTTGGTGTACTCGGGGTCTTCGGGACCAACACGGTTCATCTCGATGAGGACCTGTGTGATCACATCATCAAGCGATGGGTGCTTGTTTCGTTTGAGCTGCAACGGTATCCTTTCGGTAGGGTTCATTATAGCCCAAGTAATCCTTGCGGTTACTTAACCGTTGACTGGCTTATTAACAACCTTAAACAGGATCTGATCCCTATTGGCAAAGCTCTCTGCATTATTGAGTTCTAACGAGTACTTTGCCACGCCACCAGGGTCTGTATGAAATACCATGTTTCCATCATACTTAGCCTCACTAGCGTTATAGCCCTTGGTAGACAACCCAAGAATCGAACCAAGAAACACGTTAATTACGGCGATGCTACCAACAACCTGCTCGGCGGCGGGAAGCCCCCAAATGGTCGACAGCGAGAAATATAAAGCTGAAATCGCAGGCAGAAGAATCAGCGAAACAAACTTTAGCTTGTCGTAAATGTGGTTCTTTATAAATATGTTACTCATTGTAGCTCCTCTACGCTTCTTTTGCAGAAAGTGTTGGTATACCAAACTCTCCGTTTTCGTCTTCAGACTCGGCAAACTCTATTACTCGCATCTCGTCTGAAATATCGTAATCTCCATCAACCCAAACGGTATCACCAATATCATAGTCTATTCTGTAATGACTTTTTGCCGATAATGACAAAGTAGCCTCAAGAATGGTCTTTTGTTTATGACGGCGAATAGTTCGATTTGCCCGGGTTTCTAGTTGAGAATCTAGCGCCTGGTTAAGCCTTTGATACACCCAAGCGACAGCTGGGTCATGTGGGTTTGTTGTTATGTCTGAGGCATCGATAAACATAACCTTCTTATCCCAACCACTAGATGTAGTATCCCGATCTACATACTTACCTTTAAACTTGTTGGTAATGTATGCTGCGTTTTTCTTTCGTTTACTTGACTTAAAATAGCGAGCATTCATTATCTCACCTTCGGCCCAAGAAAACCGAACATCACTTGTGAGGTCTTCCCCTTGGTGTATAATGAACTTTATATTGTCGCTAGTTGTCGACGGACGAACAACTTTAATGCCCGCATTAATTTCGTCTAACAATTCTAAAACGACTGCATACAAATCTCCACGTGGGACATCTCGGTCTTTTTGTGGTCCTTTGTCTGTTAGTTGATTAGACACAATAACATTGTCTAGCACTAATTTTGATCGAAGCGCTGGGACATACCCAGATTCAATTTGCTGTCTTATAACTTCTATAATTACATCACCAGCATTTGAATCTTTAAACAAATAAGGCCAAGACGAACCATCGTATAGCCAATATGGTTGATCTCCTAAAGCCCACGGTGCTCCATATTGACCTAGATATGGGTCAGTTGCAACTCGTTGACTAAGAAAAGTTTCTGCACTACTACCCGTGACCACTAAAGTTGGCGCTTGACCTTTTGTCGCGGTGATTTCATGGTTTTCAACTATCATTACCGTTTTTGTATCGGCGTGTGAAATAAGTGCATCTATTGGTAATAGATCATTCATTATCTTTTTTGTTGGGGAACAAACTAGTTTAAACACGCCGGAATCACGATAACGCTCAACCCATAATTTACTAATTACATCATTGATTAACTCGCCCTGCTCAAACGTTGTGTCAGTGGGGATAAGTCTAAAGAGATCCAACTTATATCCCCCAAAAATGATGTCTATAGTTTATATAATCAATAGTTATATCGTCCGGATTCCAAGCGTCCCCAGGGTCCACGTCGGCTCCAGCAAATCTAAAATATAGTTTAGTAGTTCCTGGGAACATTGTGGGCCATATAGAGTTTTTTCGTATCTTATCAGTAATATGCTTACGAGTAGCTCCTCGATCAAAATATAAATACTTATTGTTTGAAACACTAGAGAAGTAAATCACATCATTAGCCCGAAACTGCTTATCAATGATGAAGGGTGCAGAAAGATCATTTGACGAAGACCCACCATACCGAGTATAGATTCGAAATGGCGTATCATACTGGTCGACAATGGTAAACTTCATCATAAAACCGTGCGGAGCAGTAGATATGCTATCCGTGATCGTTAAATCAGGAGAGACCCATCCCTCAGTAATAGAAACCAAAGTACTACCTTGTATGAATGGGTATGGGCACAAGATAGTAATTGAAACTTCAGTTTCGTCAGAAAACAATGAAGATTCTAACTTGGTAATGAACCCTTGAATATACGCCTGCGAAACCCCGCCTAACATAAACCTAAGCTCAACCATACCGGATCGAGAATATGCAATCATCCGGTATAATTGTGCACGTAGGCTAGATGGTGTTTCACTAGACGCCCACTGTGGGTTTAACTTTATCCGAAGAGCAATCTCTCGCGGTTTTAGGGCCATGTTACGGAAAATATCGCCAACCCCATTTGGGTTACTATAACCACCGTAAACCTGCGGAACAACGCCATCAACATCTAATCCAAGAGCCTGCCGTAGAATATAACTTTCAGTAGGATCAGCTTGATTTAAACTAAGTGTAGCAAACTGTGTTGCCGCTAAAGTAGACTCAGCAGCAGTCCAAAGCTGAATAGCGTCTATCATAGTAGTTTCAACTCCTCTTTAGCGAAAGCAATCTGCGTGTTAGTCTGCCTATAAATATCAAACGGCGACAACTCCGTAGGTGCATTGATGGTCTGCTCAAACTTGATTTCTGTTGGACCTCGAGCCGCCGACAAAGCATCTATGTTAGCGGCTGAAATGTTAGCTTCATCAGAGATAACTCTGGCTTGGCCTAACGAAATATCCGCACTAAGAGACGCTGTGTTGAGGATCGACCCAAGCTTACTTGCTTCGGTTGTTACACCGCTAAGGTCTAACACAGGGGTAACCGTTGGATTAAACTCAGACATGTTGTCAAGAATGAATGTGATTCTTTCAGCAGCATTACTAAACTGAGACACTACGGTATCGGTGACATTCGACAAAGTAGACGTTATAGCATAATTGTCTAAACCAGAAACAAGAGAATCACTTATCCCAACACCAACTCTTGATCTTTCCCAAGGCAAGTGTGATGTAAACGAATCCCAAGCATTACCAGCCATATCTTGAATTGCATCAGCAATCCCACCAAAACCATCTCTAATAGCGGCGCCAAGAGCACGTAACATTGTACGAGCCAGACGACCCATAGCATCATTAAGGTCCTCGGCATGTGCATCAATAGAATCTGACAGATCATTTACCATACCAATAACGGTAGTAGCTGCAGCTTCGGTAATCTGATGCGCCGCTGAACGAATACCCTCGATGAACTTAATGATGATGTTAACGCCAGCTTGAATGATACGACCAATGTTCGAAGCAATACCATTCATAAAGCTAACTATGAGGGTAACGCCTGCAGCGATAACACCGCCCATGTTTGCTGCGATACCGTTTAAGAAGTTAATGATTAAAGTAGCGCCAGCTGTGACAATGCCACCAATATTTTGTGCAAGCCCAGTAAGGAATGTCGCTATAAACTCAGCCGCTGTTGCAATCACCTCTGGAAGATGCTCAGTTAACCCCTGAAGGAATGACACAACCAGAGTCGCTGCAGAAGCAATTAAAGCAGGAAGCTGAATAGCTAACCCATCCATAAAGGCGATCATGAACATAACCGCTGCTTCAACAATCTGTGGGATGGCAACGGTAAGGCCTGTTATGAATGCAACTATTGTTTCGCCGGCAGCAACCATAATTTCAGGTAACTTCTCTGTTAAAGCCTGAAGGAAAGCTATAATTACTTCAGCAGCAGCGATGACAACGTTAGGTATAGCTTGACGTAAGCCTTGCAGGAATGACACGATAAGCATACCAGCGGCCTGAACAATAGCAGGAACTTGCCCTGCTAATGCCACTAAGAATGCTGTAATAATCTCACCAACAACAGTCACAAGCTGCCCAATGTTATTACGGACGCCTGTAAGGAACAGAATAAGCATGTTGAACCCGGCCTCAATAAGCATTGGTCCTTGTGCGGACAATACGCTTAAGAAGGTCTCGATCAAGACGATTACCGCTTCGCCCCATTGGGGGATAACTTCCTTAATGGCATCAATAACTGCCCCAAGCAGAACAACAAGCCCAGAGATGATTTCGGGCGAACCCTTAACTAAGCCGTCCAAATATGCTAAGGTCATTTCAGCAAGAGCCGCGCCAAGCATCGGTAACAGCGCAATTATGGCCATACCAATAGCTACCATAACTGCAACAGCACCAAGTCCAGCAGCAGCAAATGCTGCCATAGCAGTGGCTGCCATTAATGCTCCGGCGCCAAATAAAGCAACACCAAGGCCTAATGACATGAGCGCAACGCTAAGAAGCACTAAAGATGGAATTGCTACAGTAATGATTAATGCCGCAGACCCCAGAATAAGTAAAGCTAATCCTATAGCCGCGGCACCGGAAGCAACCTTGCCAAACCCAAGCTTCGAAAATGCTTCAATTGCATCAGCAGTAAGCATGAGTCCAAAGGCCATCGGAATAAGCGCTATGCCTAACCCTATAAGCGAAGGAATAACCGGCGTTAATGCAGCAGCCCCTAAGCCTAACACAAGAATTGCGGCAGCAATCCCAAGAAGCCCAAATGCTAAGTCGGCCCAACCTAAATCAGAAAACTCTTCAATAGCTCGAGCCATTACAATAAGGCCGCCTGCGACGACGACCATTGCTAATGCCCCGCCAATAGAGCCGTTCATACTATTAGCTGCTAAAGACATTGCAAGTAATGCGCCGGCGATACCAAAGAGGCCACGGGCAATTTCTTCCCAACCCAACGAGCCGATTCGTTCAATAGCAACACTAACCACAACTAAAGCTGCACTTATAAGAAGTAAGGAAAGGCCCGCTTGAGCTAATGTGGCCGCATCCATTTGACTTAAAGCTATAGCTACTGCAGCCATAACTCCAGCAATACCAAAGAGTCCTCTAGCAATATACTCCCACCCTAAAGCGCCCATTCGTTCAACAGCAAAGCTCATAATTATTAAAGCTCCACTAATAAGAATTAACGCCATACCAGCTTCCGCTAGAGTTTGTGGGTCCATGTTTTTTAATGCAACGGTAACAATGATTAAGCCTGCAGCAATACCGGCAAGCCCTCGAACCATAACCGCCCAAGGCATTTCGCCGAAACGCAATACCGCTTCTGCGATAACATTAAGGCCAGCACCAACAAAGAATAACTTAAGACCCTTATTATTCATATCTTGCATGCCCTCAGAATTCAAGAATATAGCAAGACTAGTTAAGACAATGCCTAACCCGAATAAACCCTTAAGTAATTCTGTTATTGACAATGAGCCTAATTGTTTAACAGCTAGACCCATAAGCATGAGTGCCCCAGCAAGTAAAGCAATTTTTACACTTGCTTTACCTAAACCTTCAGTAACATCGTCTTTGGTTAAAGGTTCAATAGCAAGGCTTAATATGGCAAGAATTCCAATAATACCAACAAGCCCGGTAAGTAACTCCTCGGCCTTTAAACCTGACATTATTTTAACAGCAAAGGCCATCGCAATCAAAGCGATCCCAAGCTTGATCAGACCCCCAGCAAGCGTGTTTAGTTTTTCTGCTTCTTCATCATCAGCTATCTTATTAAGCGCCCAGAACGCGCCAATGAGTTCAAACATACTAACACTTACTGCGCCAAGAGCTCTAGCTAAGGCTGCCGAATCGATAAGTGATAATACCACAAGAGATATAGTAAGTAGTGCAATGGCTTTAGCAATCTTTAACAAAGCATCAGACTTGGTCTCTTCACCAAATCGGTTGAACGCATCAGTAGCACCACCAAGTAGATCCCTAAGGTGGTCTACCAAACCACCAGTCATAGCGTTAATTACGCCGCCATCCACAAACTTCTTGAACATCACGACAAGTCCGCCAAGAAGTCCAACGTTAATTAAGTCGAGAATGGTTGAAAAGTCTCCGCCCTCAAACGCTTTCTTAATTTGATCGAAGAGTTTCCCACCAATATCTTTGAGAAAGTTCCAAACCGACTCAAACGCATTAATCACCCCAGAAAGCTTTTCGATGACCCAATCCCAAGCGTCGCCAAGAGTGTTTGCAGTTTCACCCATGCTTTCAAGTCTGTTTGAGACTCTTTCTGACCCAACACTAACAGAATCGAAACCACCAAACAAACTTTTTATAGCATCGACTAACCCAGATATGGCTGAGGTGACAAACCCGAGAACCGATGAAAAGTCAAGCTTTCCAACAAACACACTAATGGCAGCGCCAACTGTTCTAAAGAAATCAGTTATCCGGCCACCACCAACGAGGAAGTCATTAAGCGCAACTAATGCATCACCAATCTTTGCCGTGAATCCTAAGAAGCCTCCAGCAACACCAGGAAGAACTGCGCCAATAAGGCCAAAGACATTCTTTAAAATGTTACCAACAATCGAGAACACTGCAAAGACGCCGGCAAAGGTTCGCTTTAAGTTTTCGGCCGTTTCATCACTTAGCTTAAGCCCTTTAGTAAACTGCTTAAACTGCTTCACCAACTCCGTGACTCGGTGAATAGTCGGCGTGGGAAATATCTCTGAGAATGCTTCTTGAATGGGACCAAGAACAGACTTAAGTGCACGCCATAAGTTGGTAAATATCTTATCTACCTGTGGTCCAATTTTACTAATAAGTCGAGTAAACTTGGTGAAGTCGATGTCCTGAAGAAAGGTAGCAACCTTAATGCCGAACACAAATACTAAGCGCTTATATGCATCAATGAGAGGCATAAGTGACTCATGAACGCTATCAATGACGGGGGCCAGCGTATTAAATATAACTCGAAGCCCAGCAAAAGTTGGCGTTGCAACTTCTGCACCAAGACGAGAGAACGCGGCTTTAAGGTTGGCTAACGAGCCTGTGTAAGTTTCATTAGCTTTAGTCGCATGCTCTCCGAAAGCAGCGTCGACCATTGCGGCAAACCGTGGGAAGTCAATCTCTCCCCGACTAACCATGTCTCTAACAGCAACCTCAGTTGTACCCATCTGTTCGGCCAAAGCAGCCGCCATGTTAATTCCTCGAGTTGAGAAACTAAACAAACCGGCGCCAGTAAGCTTACCCTGACCAGCCATTGAGGTAAATATGTTTCCAATGTCTGCAAAGGAAGAGCCAGTTAATGCAGCCACACCAGCAACACCTCGAAGTGAGCCCGTCATAGCATCGCCAGCTTGAATTCCTGACGCACCAAACTGAGCTGCTACGGTAGCTGCTTCATCTAAGCCGTAAGCAGTGCCTCTAACTGCGTCTAGGGCGCTCTGCATAGAAGCTTCAACATCTTGACCAAGGCCCTTGAACTGGAACTTAGCCTGCTCAATAGCTAATGATCTCTTGACGCCACCTTGAATAATTGGGTCAATGAGCGCCGAAGCCATTCGGCTACCAGCACTAATAGCTGTCTGTGTAAGACTCTGAATAGCGGTAAAGCCCACCGCGCCAAGTGCTGAGAACTTACTGTTAATGTCATCAACAGCAGCGCCAATGTTGTCCAGACTAAACCCACTAGCAGCATCTTTAAGCTGTGCGAATGGGTCTTTTGAGGATGAGAAATCTAAAGATCCTTTTAGATCCTCGAGGCCCGATAAAGTACTAGCTATAGCACTTTCAAAACCAGCATTATCAAACGTTATAGATACTACTCTGTTTTCAATACTACTCATCGTCTCACCTCCTTCGTTAGATCAGCTAAAATTTGCTCAAACACATCTTCGACAGCCGGATTAATGTAATCGGTTCCAGCCACATAACCGCCAGTGCCAGTTCCGTGTCCATACTGAAGAATGACAGCAATTGGCACCCCGTCAACAACATTAGTGTTATACCAATCGATTTGATATTGTTTACCATTATTGGTTATAGAATATGACCAGCCTCTTGCCGTTTCGCCAGTGTCTGATGGCGTGGCCAAGGCTAAGGCGTCAACGCCTATTTGGCCGTAACGATCTAGAATTCTATAGATGTCCCCATTTAGCAAACGATCTAACCAGGCTTCAGTTTTGCTCCAGGTCCCGCTAGTTTTTACATTGAGCATAACGACTCCCATTTTGATTGTTTAACTAAACTTTAAGTTAAGCCATTTGGTAATGAAAAGCGTAATGAACGTTTTGTACTTTGATCGTTCCGCCAGACCGATCTGGATAACTATGCGACAAGAACAAACCACCATCCATAGCACCAATGCCCTTTTTTAGGTCTGGCTCATTGCCATCTAAGTGTAATACTCCCGTACAGTGAGTAAAGGTATTTGTTCCAGCACTAACAACACCAATTGGGGTAAACCCCTCTGGGTCGTAATTAACGCCATACTCAGGTAAGCGCATCTGATAATAGCCGTTACCCTGGGTTTGTCCAGTACCATTCCATCGGACAGTAGCCCCGCCAGTTACTCTACCTTTAAGGTCTACCATGTAGTACCCCTCTTCAATAGGAGAACTGCCAAGATCTGGGGGAGTTGACCCAAACTTACAAGTTACCGTTGGGGAGAATGTCTGCCAACCAAGTTCGGAGGTTTCAAGGTGACCATCAGCAACCCAAGAATCTGTCCCCACTTTGATCAGGTTAACAACCGCCCCAACACCAAGAAGAGTTAACACATAAGGAGCAACAACGGCAACCGTTACTCCGCCGGCGTAAGTTATGTTAACGTCACCAGCCCCACCCTGAACGATCGTGATTTTCGTTCCAATTGGGAAGTTAACGCCTCCAACACCAGAACTAAGAGGGACCACTACGTTTGTTGCCGAAGCTGAATACATCATTACGATGTTGTTAGCATCGCTAAGTGCCAACGTGTATGTAGCAATCTGCATTGCAAGTGACGAAGCGTTTAGAAAAGTAGCCCAAGCCACATCATAGTTAGTAGCTGAGAGTTTAACTAATGCTTGACCAGTAGTCCCACCAGAAGGAATCGATACGCCCGTTGGCCCAGGATCGCCTTCTGGGCCGCGAACGTTTCCAGCATTTATAGTTGACCCATCAAACCTTGATAGGATTAAGTCATCACCAACAACTTCGCCGTCAACAATAGAGGCAGCTTCAATAGCTTCGCCTCTTGCTGCGGTTATTCCGGTAACAGTAGTCATCTAATACTCCTTAAGAAGAAGAGATGGTATAGGTATCAGCGTCAATAATTAACGCATTAGCATTCACAATCTCAAACGTTGTGGCTGATGTCATAGAAATATGATCGCTTGGCCCTATTGCAGTCCAAGTACCATCTCCATTATCAAGTATTGTTATAACTGAATATGCTGATAATTCAGTGAATAGATCTGACAACGGTAGTAAGCTTCCATCTACAAGGTCTGTCCCATAGAGAAGTTCCTCTAAATGAGCCATTGCACCAGGATTGGTATACCTTGAATCAAATATAGCATGTGCCGTAGCTTGATACCCAGGCACATCTTCTGGTATGCTATTAACGTCCCATGTAAATTCCATAGCACTTTTATCGGAGACAGTATCATAGCCTAATGGGCCAGGTTTTGCCGTCAAGTTGTATAGAATATGAATTTGATAACCAAAATCAAGTCCATCAACATCGTTACCAACAAGGGTCTGGTATGACATACTAAAGTTCTTAGTGGCTTGCTCAGTAAAATATAAACCCTGTATGTATTGGTTTGTAACCATTCCCATATAGAGGATGAACTCATCCGGGTAAGTGAATGCTGTAATTGTTGCAGCAAATTCCCCCGGGGAAGTTACATCAAGAACTTTTACCCCATCAAAATATACCGCTTCTGACTTATCATCAAACGATTCGGACACAGAGATAAGACCATTCCAAGGAACTGGGCTACCATCTTCTAAATATAAAACACCCTTGCTAACGCCAGCTTCATACAGACGATCCCCAACAGTATCCCAAGTGATTTTAGTCATAAGTCTCCTAACTCACAAATATAGTAACTAATTCTGACTGGGTTGGAAAATCTGGAGTAGTTATGTCTGTCCCATACAACGTGTCTTCAACAACAGCTAACACAGCGGGATCTGTCACTGTAGAATCCACTATCACGTGTGCTGTTGTACGACCACCAGTTAAGTTTGGCGGAGTAGCAGTTATAGTCCACTTACGACGAGTAACTTTAACGGTATCGTTTAGAGTTTCATACTCTAGGTTTGTTGGGACAGCCACCGCATTGTATACAAAGTGAATTAAGTATCCACTTTCACCAACTAACGTTTTATACGAAAAGTTAAACCTTGTTGGCTGCTGTCCTGTTATGAAACAGCCAGGCATTATTTCTCGTATCCCTATGGCACTAAGAAACTCATAAGGAAACGAATAGGCTGAAACATTACATTGGTAAAAACCACCAAACCTTAAGTTTGAGTACGTTTTACCTTCAAAAGCAGCAGTTAGTTCGCCAACATCAACATCTTTTTCGTCAACCGATACAAGCCCATTCCATGGAACTATGAGCCCCGTTTCTGGAGAATGTAACAAACCACCTTCTACTCCAGAAAAGTAGTTAGGTGCATTAAGGCCCCAAACTAATTTAGTCATAGTATTCCTTATCCGGTGGTGTTATACATCGCTTTTCTTTGCGCATTCAACTCTCGGTTTCTTTCGGCAATCTGCCTCGCGCTCATCTTCTTAGGCGGAGAATTCTTGATGCCGCAAACACGAATTAGTGAGAACAACCTGTTTAGGTGCCAATACTGGCATTCAAATGGAATGTTTAAGGCAACCATCCAGTAGTAGATTAATTCTGACGTAATCGTTTCGCCCATACCAGAGTTTTTCTGATGCTCAGAGAAAGTTGTTGCTGATTGTTTTGTGTCGATGTAGTCGTTTATCTCTTGGATGTTTTCACGACTCAAACGCAAATATACTTCTGGAGCGACATCTTCAGTTAGTACCATACATTTAAGGTACTCAAAGACTTCTTCTTTAGTTTTTTCGCCCCTTCCTAAAAAGGGCTTTTCAAATTTTGACTCCCATTTTGACAGGGAGATCAAAGAATGCTCAAGCTGTAAAACGACATCCCCAACAGTCGTAAACTCGTTGGTAATTTCATCATACAACTCATCACCAATCACTGTAATAGTAAGCATTCTTTGATCTCCTTCTGTCTAAATGAACTACGCGTCCCGCTTGAACGTCCAGCTGGTATCCGACTCTTCGCTAAGAACATAACCGCTAGAGGCAAATGCCCGAATGATAAGCGAAGCTCCAGCCACACCAATGGTAACTGTGCCAGCAGCGACAACGGCGTTCGTATCAGCACGACGGTAAGTCACACCGGTAACCGAAGGAATAGTGATTACGCCAGTTGCCGGCACGAAGGTCGGGGTAACGGTAACGGCCTCGACCGGAGCACCAGCACTAAGAATGGTGTAAATCTCATCAGGAAGAGGCAGACGGGCATCGCTACCTGCGGTGCCGTAAAGCTCATCCTCGAGAGCAGCCAGAGCGTCGGAGTCAACCTGAGTGGAATCAACCACAACAAGCGCCGTCGGACGAGAGCCAACAAGAACGACCGGAGTGGTCGAGAACGCCCAGCTGAAAGTAATAGCCTCAGGCGTGTCGTTAATCGTGGCGTAAGCCTTCTCCGAAGGAGCCGCAAGCGCACCATAAATCATGTGAAGCTTGTAGCCATAGTCATCAGCCTCAACATCATTACCAAGCTTAGTCCGGTAACAAAGACCAAACGGAGAACGCGCCTGCTGAGACAGGAACATACCCGGAAGAGGCTCCGTAGTGCCATCACAAACCCCAAACTCATCGGGGTACATGAAAGCCTCAATCGTACCCGCAAACTCCTCACGAGAGAGAAGGTTGAGGTACTTGATGTTGTCGGCGTACTGAGCGTTAGGCTCGGCACCAGAAGGCGACTCCGTGACGGAAGTAATACCGTTCCACGGGACACCAAGGTCATAAACGCCATTGGTCGGGATGTAGAGAACCGCCTGGTCAACACCAGTTTCATACAGGCGATCGCCGGTCTGATCCCACTGAAGTACAGTCATATCATTCCTCCTTAGAAGAAGATTTTAAAGGTATCATGGTTAAGTTTGTCTGCTGTAAAAAATCGATCAAAGATGCATCTAGGGAGTGACGCCACTTTATCAGGAATCTCACTATCTGGATCTGGGTCTATGACCGTAATCAGATAACGCTTGGTGTGTTTATATGGCTTGTCGTCTGCAAATATAGTTCTCGCAGTATCTCGTTTATAGATGATACATGGATAAACTAACTTTAAAGACTCCGGCGGTTGAAAATATACATTAGGCGTACCACAGGTTAGTAACAGGGCTTGTAACTCTAATCGTGTACCCATTTACGGCTCCTCTGGTTCTGGAATATAAACAGGCCCATTGTAAACTTCACCAAGGGTGAGCAGCAGGCGAGGACTCTTGACTTCCACGGATGTAACCGTCCAAAGAGTCCCCGCCCACTGAATATACCTAATCGAACTGAAATTGTTATTAGCATACTCATCCGCAACTATACTAATAGAGTTCGACACAGATATGTTATCGTTAAGACTATCACCTTCGTTTACTTTGCTAATGTTACGATTAACATCACCATAATATGGAAGTTCGACAATCTCATCAACCCAAACGCCAGATCCAGCAGAAGTTTCTACAGAAGTACCATAACCGATATTACCATAGAACTTAGGCATTAGATCTGACTCCCTTACGCTTATGCGTGGTTGCGGTAGAAGGTCCAGCGCTCATCGTCACTGGTGGCGAAGTAGTAGCCAGCCGCAGGCTCAGCCGTAATCGTGACCGAGGTACCGGCCGGGATTGCAGCGTAAGGCGAGCCAGCCGCGTTCACCACGGTGTCACCATTCTTGTACACAACGTGAGCCGTGTTGACAATGGTGAGGACACCAGTCTCAGGATCGAACGTCGGCATAGTAGGCGTCACCAGAACATCGGCACCGTCAACCTTCTTGACCACGATGGCCGACTTGAGACGCGTCAGGGCGCCACAAGCACGGGCCTCCATGAGGTACTTCAGCTTGTTGTAATCGATGTCGAAGTCATCAAACATGTTGACCTCGCCACCCTTGTCAGTACCGAAGGAGTAGTCCACCATGTTGACCAGGATGCACACGATCTCGGGAGTCTCCTCCAGAACCTCAACCGGAACAATCTCAGCCACGCGAAGCTCGGTGGCAAGATCAGACAGGTTGGTGTACAGACGACGACCAACGGCATCCTTAAGCAGCAGGAACCGAGCAATCATGGTCTCAGAGGTGAACATGGTCGGAAGACCACTACCCTTGTACGCCTTGCGGTTCAGCACAATGGCATCGATGACTTCCTGAACGCTAGAGCTAGCGTCATCCAGGTTGACGTTGATGGTCGTGGTGTAAAGCTCGTTGTCGTACGCAATGGGACGGATGTTGCCTTCCTGAATCTTGTCCTCATGCGAAATATCGCGACCGTCACCCACCAGGGCAGCGCGAGCAATTTCCTCGTCCATCATGATACGCATCTCAGCCTTGAGCCAAGTAATGACGTCAATCTCCGTGATGTCGACAACGTCGTCACGGTCAAGCGACTGCTTCTTGTACACAGTCTGAGGAGTCGTGATTCGGTGAGTAAGCGAGAAGTACTCGTCCTTCTTCATCGCACCGGTGACATAACCCTTGGCCCGAGCCTCGTCCATGGTAATATCCGCAGACAGGGTCTTGATCCGAGCAAACGGGGTCTTGCTGGCGCCGCCAAGCACCTTGGCAACCCACTCCATACGACGGCTAAGGAACTCCGGCGTGTTGGTGATGTTCTGAGCATCCGGGAAAAGCACATCGATGTTGTCGATGCCGTGCGAAATAACATACTCTTCGAATGCGTGCTTGAGCGAACCCATGCGCTTGGCCGAGGCCACAATCTGACCGAGGTCGTCATGGCTCAGCGAAGTGCCATTGTCAGCCCCACCCGCAGTCCTATCGAAAACGTTGCTGCTCATGGTGTTTCCTTTCTTGGTTAAGTTGCCGTGTTCGGCGATGTCTGTATCATCTTCATCAGCACCATCGTCGTCGCCACCATCAGCGTCGTCTTCGGCACCATCTTCAGCACCAGAGTCGGTGCCCTCACCATCTTCATCAGTACCATCGTCGTCGCCATCAGCGTCGTCTTCGGTATCATCATCTAAATCGCTATGCGCAGCTGAGTCAGAAAGCTCAGCCTTAGTGGCAGAGATTGCCTCACCAATCAGGTGGTACAAAACACCCTGCTGATCGTCATCCATCGTGTTGATGACATCCTGAATGGTCTCACCAGCATCGTCGGACTTATCAGAAGAATCATCCGCATGCGCAAGCTCAATCTCAAGCCCAGTGCGAATGATCGCCTCATCATCAAGGGTTTCGTAATCATCATCACCGTGACGAATAGTGACATTCTCAATGAGTGCGCCAGGATTAGCCCCCGAAAGAACTAAGCTAACTTCACGAATGACACCGTGCGTAACACGCTTAGACGACTCAACCAGGTTGTTCGCCCAAATCGAGAGCATAGTGATGTCTTTGTGATCGACCAGCTCAGCAGCATGCTTAGCCTTAGCCGACTTATTGAAATATGCGTAGGTGTAAACGCCATCCGGGCGGTTCTCAAGAATCGCATGCCCAAGAACATTCTCCGGGTCCTTGTGCCCATGCTGCCAAACAAGCGGCACCTGAACCTGGTCCTGATGCTTAAACGCGTCGGGCATAATGACTCGCCCATCCGAACACTTAAGACCAGCCTTAGTGGCGTAACCAGAAAAATCTGCTTCCATTTTGACTGTTTCCTTTCTAGATGGTTAACAAGTTAAGTTTTGCCAAGATCAACTTGGCGGATCGTTAGTTGAACTGTCAGGATTACCCTTTGGTTCGTCGGGAGGGGGACTTGGTTCTTGTGAGGCATTAGATTCTGGCATGTTGCTGTTGGCTAACATGTCGGACTTAGGATCAGAAGATGGAGCTATCCCCATAAAGTCTCTAATCTCGTTAGGAGTAAGAATCTCGTTACGAGAGAACACGTCAGCCACTTCAGCCATAACAGCTATAGGGACTAACTTGAACGGGTTCTTATAGTACCTGATGCGTTCCCCACGTTTAATACCAAGTGCCCCAAGAAAAGCCCGTTGCATGGCTTCTCGAACGGCATCAACAATAGGCTCTACCGTTCTATTGTGATAGTTCAACATGACTTTTTCATCAGCTGTGCCCGACATGACATCTTCGGTGATGCCTAATTGCGAGTACAACAGCTGGGTCAAGTACTCAACTTGTTTTAACAACTGATTGTCAACAGATCGGTTAAGCTGGATAATCTTTTCTGTTCCATCTGCATAAGCAACGCCATACTGACTATCTTTGAGTTGGAACTCAAGATCTTCACGACGCTTTTCTGCTCTAGCTTGTTGAGTTTCAGACTTAACTGCATATGGAAGTTGAATGATCATGTCAAGACGCCCCGCAGAGGCGTCAACATCATCTAAAACACTTAACTTACGAGTAAGTCTATCTAACGTTGAGTTTGGTTCATTCATTACTGAGAATAATGGGTTCTCGACAATTGCAACGTGTCGCTTCTCAATAATGATCTCTTGAAACTCACCAACACGTTCGTTATAAAGGCGAACCTTTACGTGGTGATGATAAAACTGAAGAATTTCCCCAACACGCATTGTAAAGATCTCAAAGTTATCGTTATCTCTTGGATCTTCGCTTGTGTCAACCGGAACAATAGCAGCAGAACCCTTGTCTAAAAGAGTAGTGACTATGTCCTGGCGAAATGCTCTAGGGCCCTGGTCGATGTTCGGCTCAAGCTCAAAACACAAGTTGAGGCGACTATCAATATCGTCTAAGTATCGCTTTTTATCGTCAATCTTTACATGCCGAAGATCAATAGACGCAACATCCATACTAAGTCTTGTGTAGACAGAGTTAATGATGGAACGTTCATTAGAATATCGACGGCGAGGCCGATCTTGTCGATACGATGAACTAGGCCCTAACGTATAGTCATTAGCTGGTGGCGACTGATCATACGATAAAAATGCATTTAAAACCTTTTTAATCTGTGTCATGACCGCCATTAAGCCTCACCTCCTTAGGGTTCGTTAAATATAACTTTAGTTACGGGTTAGCCCTGAATGAAAAACCTGAGACTAAGTAAATATGCGCAGGAAGTGGATCTTCAAACGCAAACGTTGACGGTGATGGCGCCATAACTTCTCCAGTAGCACTAATCATAAGAACCGTATATTCTGGAGCCGTCGCAAATGTGGTCCAAATACCACCACGAATAGCTAATGAGTCTGGACGATGATCTTCCGGCAATGTAAATATAGGAGTACTAAAACCGGCAAGATAATCTGCAACCACCACTTCAGTATAAACTTCTACCCATACCGTTCCAGTAGGATCTTTATAGTATCTAGGCGCCGGGGCATTGCCATAGGCCGAACCCATTTCGTCCCAACCCGTTAACAAAGTAGGTTCTGCCCAAGGAGGAACAGTAGCATCAACAACGAGCAACGGCGAACCATCGTCATTGAAAAATGCCATTCGCTCAGTACTAAGATTTCGGTCCATAGTTGGCTGAGTTGCAACTACGACCTGCTTGTTCGACTGATCAGGCATAATATATCCTTTGGGTTAGGTTTACGGAGTCTCTAAAGCTTCAATGCGCGCCTCAAACTTAGCAATGGCCTCGTTAAGAGTGTCGGTAGCCAGAATATCCCCAGTAACGGGAACATACCCCGTAAGAAGAATGTTATCGCCAGTCTGAAGCTGAAGCGTAGCCAAATCAACGGGCGTCCCGTCAGCATTAAAAAGCGCAAGAGGCTCCAAAACCTTAGAAGTATCAACAGCAGCCTGATCGGTTAGAACAGCTTGCTTTGTAGTCGTATCCTGCATAGTTAAACCCTTTCGGTTTAGTCAAAAGCTTCTTTGTTTAGTTTGTATGCAACATAAGCATCCATCATAGCAGACACGTTATCGATCTTTTCTTCGTGTCGTTTCTTCATTAGCTTACGGTTACCATTAGTATCCTCTAACGTGACAGCATTCCCCATAGCAAAGCTCATCAACGCTTGATCAAAGATCAAGTGTCGTTCTTCACTAAGGTTCTTTAGCTCACCAAGAGGAACTGACTCTGTTCTTGCTCCCTGAATGACTTTCTCAATACCAAAGGACCCGTTCTCCGCTTCCCAGCGAGTAACAAACTCTTTGGCGTTGTATGGGTCGAACCCTAAACAACGAACATCATACTCTTGGCCAGGTTTCATGATGAAAGCATCTAAGTCATCATAGACTTCCATGGTGTCTAAGATAGTCCCATCTAACACAATCAAACTACCCTCATTCATAAACTCTTGATACTTAGTTCGCATAGCTCCAGGGAGCCTATCTAGAGTTAGTGATGTTATGTAGCTTCGTGTCTTGACTCCAAACGCGCCATTACCCAGAGGAAACAGGAAAGTAAACGCACAGAAGTCATCACCTTGTGATAAGTCAGCCCCAAGAGCGCAAGGCATGTTCCAAAACTCAATACTACGATGCGGTATAGTCTCTTCGTAGCTGAAGAAGTAAGTGTACCCCTCCATTGGGATTCCAAACCGCTTTGCCAGAATATCATTACGTGATGCAGGAGCTTTTTCAGCTCGTTCTACATCCAAATGGTATACATCGTAGGTTACAGTCTTACCAAGGTTTGGATTAGCCTTAATCCACATAGCAGGATCGGCAACTTCTGTAATGTCGTCCAACTTGTAGTGCCAGATCGAGATGTGTGGTGCTTGGTACTCGCCACGAAGTATAGAATTAAGTTCCATTTTGATTGTATCTCCAGAACCATTTCGAACGGTTCCTTCTGAACTTGTCGCAACAATCAAATAGTCATCTTGCTTCGAAGCACCCTGCTCAATTGCACCAATTACATCTTCTCTAAGGTCTCCAGACAACCACTCATCAACAGAAGCACACTTTGGTCTTAAACCCTGCAGTTTGTTGATGGCCATAGGTCTAATCTCGAGTAAAGACCCCGTTAAAAAGTTTTCAATACCCTTTTTAGTCGAGGCCAGCTTTACCCGGTTAGCCCTACTACCCGTGGTGTTCTGTAAAGATCCCTCAGTAAGGAACTTAAACAGTGGACCGCGGGACCTAACAATAGCCGTACGAATGGGAGAGAGTACCTCATCGGCCTGCTTCATGGTAGGAGCCGTTGTTATCTGGTGTGTGGTCGAGGTATCAACATTTAAGTAATAGCTCTGAATGCAGGAAGCATACATTGACTTAGCGGCGCCACGAGCAACAATCAGGTATTGTTTCGTGACTAACCGCTTCTTTATCATCTTCTGAACATAGGTTGCGGTCTTAGGGTCATAGACGCTTCTTTCTACAAAGTAGAACCAGCAGAAGATCTGTTCACCCCAAAGTTTGAACGTGTCTAACAGATGAAGATCCTCACCATCGGTAAGGGTCAACTCATACTCACAATACTTGATGAACCCATCCATAGCTTTATCGTCGTAATAAAACATTGGACTTTCGATTAATTCATCGATACGATTCATCTCTTGCGAGATTGGCTCATTAACTATGATCTCACCAGAAAGGACTTTGTCTCGGAACTGCCCATAGTAGATTGGTGTTGCTGTGTTTGAGAGTCCCAAGAGTCACCTCCTTAGATGATGACGGTTGCCTGTGCTTGTTGTGCTGCTTTAGCGGCTTTACGAGCAGCTTTAGCAGCGTCTTTAATAGCTTTAGCCTGAACCTGTGCGTTAGCAACGCTTATAATTTCAGCAGCTTTCGCAGCAGCTTTAGCCTTCTCTTTCTTACCATCAAAGTACCACTTAATAGCAACAGTAAGCGCCGTAGTGGCGGCAGTCATAGCAGCTTTGGTGGCTAAAGGCCCAGCGTTCTGCTGAATCCAGGTCTTACCCTTTTCCTGCTGCGGGCCGGCAACCGTCTCTCGAAGCTGACGCTCAAGGTTGATTCGCTCAATAACCTGTTTAACCTCGTCATTACTAAGGTTAGACATCTGCTGCTCTTTGATGAAGCCCATCTTCTCGGGCTCTTTCTTTTGCTCGGGCTTAGGCGCAAGAATATTGTCAGCCTTGCGGTAACCCCAACGCATACCAAGAACACCAAAGTGCTCAAGAAACTCTTCGCCAATCTCTTGCGAATGCATGACTATAGGCTCCTCCGGAAGCTCTTCAATTCGAACAACTTTACCCTGCTTGTCAAATATAGCCTTCAGGTTGAAGGGCGCAATGGATTTGGTGTCGTTGACATCAGAAACGTTGGAATGCTGAGCAGTATCCTCAACAGACGTCGAAACGTCCACAACAGAGACGGTCGGCCAACGGTTGTCGAATGATGGGTTCAACCGAAACTGACGAGTGCCGCTATAGTTGGTAGGAAGTCGACGAGACGCCGCGTTGAGGTGGTCCTCAAAAGTCTTCTGAACCAACTGCATGTACTGCGCAGTAACCGGGTCGTTACGGTTGGTAAGATCCTTGTTACGGAACAAAGGTGCCTTGTTGATGTCATGAATATCTTTGTTGAAGCCCTTGATTGCTCGGTTAACTGCTCGAACATACTTACGTCGGCTAAGACCCTTAGTGACGGCTTTACGCTCAAACTTCTCGTCGGCCTTGGCGATAGCAAGAGCATCCTTGCGGTAACCCCAACGCATACCAAGAATGCCGTAGTGAGCAAGAAAATCTTCGGCATCAGATGACATTATCATCTCCTCATTCTCCAAAGTTAGCTCGCCATAATCAACTATTTGACCCGAGGCGTTAACAATAACTTTTCCAGTACAAAGAACGATTGGGTCTTCTACATTAGCATGAGACACAGAAAATGGTTTATCTGTTGGTTCTCCCATTGAAGATGTAACACGACGAGGCCTTCCCATAAACGAAAAGTTTCCATTTGGCGAGAGCGTCGCTGTTAAGTCCCAATACTGATCTCCAGAAGGTGACCTATACTGAGGTCCAACATAATCTGCAAGATCTTGTAGCAATTGACGATGCGCATTACGATAAGCTCTATCCCCTAAGTTTTTGCCAGGCATACTTGCGTTAATCGAAGCAGCTTTGTTTCGAAATTCTTTGCTTGCCAGAACCGTTTGAATATACCCATCAAGCGGCTTAATTCCGTCACGCTTCCAAGCTCTATCGGTTTTACCCTTACCCCAAGCTTGGTCTACTCGCTTATGCCCTGCGGTAGATCGATGCTTACGAATCTGCTTGTCCATATGGGATTCTTTGTCTTTACGGTGACCCCACTTCATACCAAGGACACCAAAGTGTTCGAGCATCTCTTTAGCAAGGTCAAGCTCTGATGTATGAGTACTCATGATAAAAGCCTTTCCTCTCTAGTTGATGCGAGACGCCACTCTAACTCTTTGATCTGATTCTTCATAGCATCTGTAGCGAACCCGGTGGCCGGAGGATCGAACATGCTTTTTACAACAAGTGGAACGTAAGCCTGAATATGATTCAACTGAGCATCATCTTCAACAAAGTCAGCCCATTCAGTACTAGCATCCTCAACAGTTAGTCCACCCTCAGGACCAAGACCAAGCTGCGTTAATGTTGCTAACGCCGAGTTGATGTACATCAAAATATCCTGGTCAAAGACAGTGTACGCCACATCAATGCCCAGAATCTTTTTAGTACTAGTTAGAATACTGAGCTCCATTGACCTACTCTCCTGTCGGCTCTAACGTGACACACGTCTCGAAAGGTAGAGACCCCTCGGTGTTTGACTCATTGTAAACGATGATCTGGTTCTGAATGACACTACATAAGTTAGCCACAATTACTTCTTGTCGCTTAATGGCTTCACTGTTATCATCCAGTAGCTGCTCTCGTTGGTTAGAACTGTACAGAGACAGGATTACCAATAGCGCAATGGAGCAAGACAAGACAATTAGCACAATAAGCTGCACAAATAAAGCTTTCACTTTTCTATGCTCTTCCTTACTCAAAGCAACTAATGATACTTTGATCTCGTCATTGGTTGGATGAATATCCTGTTTAGGTTCCGGGCTCATTGTGTTTAGCCTCCAGGTTTCTAATCCTAGCCAAAAGGCTTTCTTCAGAAGCTCTACAGTTTAGCACAGCTTCTCCTAACCGTTTAACCTCAGCCTTCAAATAGTCACGGTCAGCCATAATATCATCAATGAGTGATGCTGAAGCTGTGGTCTTTGTCTGCTGATGCGTTGCCCAAGTTGCCGCGGTTATAGTTATGACCGTTCCAAATAACGTTAACAACCCAGCAATGATTACTGCGGTGTTCGGTGACACAAGATTAACCCTCCCAGGTATCAGGAAAGAGCGTCAATCTTAGCCTGAAGGGCCTCAATCTCAGTCTGG